TCAGGACCAGCGGATCGGCGGCCGGACGTACGGGTACTGGTGCGGCACCCCGTCCTTCTTGTGGCCGATCGGATGGTTGCAGTGCACGCCGCTCGTGGGATGCGTCTCCCAGCAGTAGCCGTGACCGTTCGGGCCCGCCTTGTACGGCTCACGGGCCGGGCGGGACGAGGTCTGCTTACTCACGGCTGCACCCCCACCGAGTCGTCCGCCGCCACCGCGGCCCGCGCCTGCCGTTCCAGCCGCTGCACCAACTCAGGGCGGCACAGGTCGCCCTCATGCCGCGGAGGCGCCAGCCAGTACGTTCCCGGCGGCGTGACCCGCCGTATGTGAGGGACGCCCATGTAGGTGCCCTCGCCGAGGCAGGGAGCGTCGTCGCCCCCGTCCCAGACGATTCCGGCATGCCACTGGATCAGTGGGTAGTACGGGTGGCCGTGCGAGTACGTGTCGTGGATGACCGCGCCTCCCAGCCGGTCCGGCAGCTCGGCCGCCACCATCGCCGGGTCGCTGGTGCCGAGGGCGGCGTGGACGAGGCGTTCGGGGAGACGTACGACGCTGAACCGGACGCCGAGGGGGAGGAGGGCCACGCCGCGCTCTGCCCATTCGCTCTCAGCCTGCCTGCGTTTGTCGGGCGGGAGGGCTCGGGTCAGCCAGCCCGTGATGTAACCGTCGAGCGTGGCTCTGTCCATGGCTCTGGCCCTTCCGCGAATCCGGTGATCTGTCCCACACCGGGACCGTAGAGCGCGGTACAAAGGAGTGGGGCACGCAAAGTGCGTGGCTTGTACCGGGGGCGCCCAGTGGACACTTCCAACATCGGCCGCCGAATCGCCTATTGGCGCGACGGGCGCGGCTACACCCAGGCCGACTTCGGCCGCCTCATGGGCCAGTCCAAGCGGTGGGTCCAGGATCTCGAAGGCGGTCATCGCCAGCAGGACCCACGACTGTCGGTCCTGATCCGCGCGGCCGACGTACTGCGTGTCCCCTTGGAGCAGCTCTTGTCCGACAGTCCACCCCCTCCACGGCCGGGCAGCGGCCCGCCCGCCGAGGCCCTCGCCGTCATCGATGCCCTGTACGCCGCCGTTGGCGACGACCCCGTGCCCACCCCCACTGCCCTGCGCCGACGGCTTGTCTACTGCTGCGAGGCGTTCCAGGCGTGCCACTACGCCACCCTCGCCCGCGAACTGCCGGCCCTGATCTCCGGCGCCGCCCGGGCCGTACACGCCGCGCCCGCGGGGACCCAGTCCGACGCGCAGGGAACTCTGTCTCGCGTCTACCAGCTGGTCACGTCGTACCTGCATAAGTACGGATCCACCACGGCGATTCAGGCGGCGCTGGCCGCCGACCGCGCCCTGGCCGCAGCCGAACGGTCTGGGGATCCCGTCCAGATAGGGGCCGCAGCGCGACGAGTCACGAAGAGCCTGGTCCACCAGCAGCGGCCCGAAGCAGCCGTAGAGTTCGCGACCACCTCAGCCCGCCGCCTGGAGGCCGGGCTCACGGACCGCGGGCCGCTCGGCCTGTCCACGCTCGGCATGCTGTACCTGTCCGCCGCCCACGCCGCGTCCTCTCAGGAGCGGACCACCGCCCGGGTCCGCGCCGCCACCGCATACGTGGACGAGGCCGACGACGTCGCCGACAGGCAAGGCGGCGACCTGGACGAGGACTACACGATGTTCGGGCCGACCAACGTGGGCCTGCACCGAGTAGACATGCTGGTCCGTTTCGAGGACGGCTGGTCCGCGCTCGAGGCCGCCGACGACCTGGAACCGGAGGACCTCGACGGGCTGAGCCGCGAGCGGCAGGCCGGACACCACATCGCCATGGCACGCGCTTCGCTCTTGACACGCCGTAAAGAAGAAGCTGCGGCAGAGCTGCTGGAGGCCGACCGCCTCGCGCCGGAAGACGTCCGGGGCAGGCCGGACACGGTCAAGTTGGTGAAGGACGTCGTCGGCGTTACGCCCACCCCTAGCGGGGAGTTGCGCGTGCTGGCCGAGCGCTGTGGACTGCGCGCATGACCCGAGTGCTCTACCTCATCGCCTGTGCCGCCGGACCCACCCAGTACGTCGACGAAGGTGTCCGCGCCGCCCAGGCCGACGGCTGGGACGTGTGCCTCATCCTCACCCCGTCGGCAGCCAGCTGGTGGGAGCCGCGCATGGAGGAGCTGGTCGCGCTGACAGGGCACCCGGTGCGGTCGCGGTACAAGCTGCCGTGGGAGTCGGACGCGTTGCCGAAGGCGTCCGCGATACTGGTTGCGCCGATGTCGTGTACAACGCTGAACAAGTGGGGCGCGGGGATCGCGGACACTGTGGCGATCGGTATCCCGTCGGAGGCCGTGCACATGGGCGTACCGGTAGCGGCGGTGCCGTACTTCAACCAGGCCCAGGGCGCGCAGCCGGCGGTAGCGCGGTCGATCGCTGCGCTGAGAGAGCAAGGCGTTCTCGTCCTCGACGGCCCGGAAGGATACACGCCGCACCCTCCCAAGCAAGGGGACCCCAAGGGGTTCCCGTGGGAGCGGGCACTGGCTGGGGTACGACGGGCAGCGGCCTCCTCAGCGTGAGCGGATGAATGTTCCAGCGTGACCGCTGTCGGTCCGGACTCGTACGCTGGCCGTATGCCCACCGACCTCCCGTGCCGTGGTTCCGTGCGGTCCGCGGCAGACCTCAACAACCGGATCCGCACCCTGATGCTCGGGGCCGGCGGCTACCTCCGGCCCCACGAACGCGCCGAGTACGAGCAGCTCGTCACCGCCTGGGCCCTCGCCGACGCAGCCGAACGACGCCCCCACCCCACCTACGCCGAAGCCGCCTGACCGACCGGCCGACAGCCAGCCCCTCAGTCGAAAATCCAACGCCGCCGCTTAGGATCCCCTCCCGTGAGCGACATCGAATACCCGAGCGACCTGATCAACCTCGAGACGACAGCCTGGCAAGAGATCCAGGCCGGCCGCCTCACCCTCACCACCGCCGGTGCCGTCCAGAGCGCCATCACCGCCTTCGCCACCGAGACCGGCCTCGACCGCTACACCGTCGAGATGGGCCTCAAGAAGACCGTCCGGCACACCGCACCAGCAGCCTGACCCACGCCAGGCCTCCGGTCACGAAGGCCCACAGACCGCCTCAGGGCGCCGCGTCGACAGGACGTACTCACGCTCCCCGACCTGGAAAGCCTGACGCGCACGTTCCAGCAGCTCCACATCGTCCTCGCAGCGGCGGTAGATCTGCTTCAGCGCGCGGTCGGCATTCGGGTACGGGCGGTACGACATCAGCGTCTCCTCGGATCAGCTACACGATCACAAACCACAACGCTGTCCCCGGACATGACGAAACGGCCCTCGCCCTCCCGAAGGAGAGCGAGGGCCGCGGGCGTACGGTCAGTCGTCTACGCGTACCGGCAGGAAGGCCCGGAGCTGGTCGGTGTAGGGCATGACCGCCCTGCCGTTCCTGCTCTTGGTGACCAACCTGCGGTTCGCCAGCGCGTTGACATCTCGGGGCACCGTGCGTGATCCCTTGCCCGCGTAGTCGCGTGCCAGACGCGGGGTGAGCTCCGGGATCTCGGCGGTTGGCGTCATGACGCCCCATGGCAGGTCCAGGACCAGGCGGCGCTGGCGCATGCACGCCAGCGTCTCGGACCCATCGAACTGTGCGTGCACGAAGTTCTGCCAGGTGACCATCATCTGCTGCCCCCGGATGGCCTCGATCTGCTCACGCAGGCCGTCAACGAAGCCCTGCAGGCCATACCGGATGAAGCCAGTGATGTCGTACGGCTTGCGGCTGGTCATCGCCAGCTGCCGGTAGTACTCGGTCCGCGTGCGGTTGTAGTGGTCGGACAGCACGTGCGCGGCCACAGTCGGTGCCCCTGCTGCCAACAGCAGCTGGAACTCCATGAGCCGCGCCGTCCGCCCATTGCCATTGCCGAAGGGGTGGATCCAGGCCAGGTAGAGATGAGCCAGGATCGCCGAGATCAGAGCGACCGGCTTACGCAGTGGATCCTCGATCTCGGACAGGCCGTTCAGCCACCCACACAGCTGGTCCAGCAGGTCGTCACACTCGTCCCATGGTGCGCCACGGTAGATGGAGCCCACGAGGACACTGTCCGTGCGCACTTCGCCCGGGACAACCCCCTCCTCAGGAGGCAGGTCTTTCAGGACGATCGCGTTGAACTGTTTGATGCGCTCAGGCGTCAGCGTGAGCGGCCGCCCCTCGACGACATCCTTGATGATGAGGTTGTAGCCCTCGACGATGTTGTCGACCTCCTGCCCCAGGTACTGCTGAGAAGGGGGCAGCACCAGCTCATGCTCGATTCGCTTGTGGACCTCCTCCTCGGACAGGGTGTTGCCCTCGATCTGCGTGGTCGCGTGTACGCCTTTCGTCAGGTACACGAGGTTCAGCTTGCGGGCCACGGCCGGCTGCAGCGGCACGCCTGAGATGTGCTCGCACTTGGAGATGGCCTCGCCCAGCAGCATCCAGCTGACGTGGTCCAGGTCCTTCAGGTTGAGCTGAAACGTGATCCATGGATGCGTGCCTCTGTATGTCCGTCCCATTGACCCCTCCGGCGCCCACAAAGTCCCAGTTCACATCAGGTGTGCTCCTAACATGCCCTGGTTTTTGTCCGTTGTACTGGCAGCGTACAGCGCTGCTAGTGGGCCGCAAGACGACGCCCGGCCAGTTCAGGTAAACCTTCCTACAAACACGGTCGGCCCCGCCCTCCCGTAGGGAGAGCGGGGCCATTGGTTGTTCACGCGAATCGTCGTCGGGGCTCGAGCGCCACCGCGAGTGGCGACTCCGGCTGGGGATCACCCCCGCCGTCCGGTGCACCGTCACGGCGGCACACGAGTGCGTCCTCGTCCCAGGCCGGCGCCTGCAGGCTGTACCCATCCGGGCAGTCAGGACCAGCCGGACCACGCTCGCCCGGCTCCCCCCGCTCACCCTTCTCACCCTGGACACCCGCTGGCCCGGGCTCGCCCTGGACGCCCGGCGGCCCTGCAGGACCGGCCGGCCCCTCGGCACCGGACTCACCCGGCGACCCCGCCTCACCGTCCGCGCCGTCGCGGCCGTTCTGCCCCGGCGACCCCGAGGCCCCCGGCGCACCAGGCTCACCCGGCAGCCCCGCCTCCCCCCGCTGCCCCGGAACCCCTTGGGGACCCGGTATCGGCACCGGCACCCGGGCGCGCGCGGGCAGATCGTTGACCGCTTCGGACGGGTCCGGGGCCACCGGCGTCTCTCCGCCGGCCTTCACCTGCGTACGCAACGCCCGGACATCGGACGCCAGCGTGGACACCGCCTGACCCCGGAGGTCGGCCTCGGCGGCGGCCTCGGTGGCGCGGCTCGCCTGGGCGTCCATCCGCCCCCAGATGATGACGACCGCCCCGGACAGAGCGATCAGCCAGCACAGCAGGGCAAGCGGCCGCCACCTCCGCGCAAGAGCCTGCTCGGTGCGGGTCACGGTTGGCCTCCCAGTTGGACGACGAGGGCGCGGAGCCGGGCGATCTCGGCCTGGTCGGCGGCACGCAGCGCGGACTGCTCGGCCGCGCTGGCGGCCATCGTGCTGATCGTCGTGGTCTGCGTGTTGATCGTGGCGGCCTGCTCGGTGACCTTCTTGTCGAGCCGGTCCCGCTCTTCCTGCAGGTTGTCGGTCAGCGAGCTGTAGCCGGTGAGGGCGTTCTCGCCCTTCTTCCCCAGGTACGTCACCAGGCCACCGACGACCGCGGCAACGCCAACGAGCAGGCTGCCGATGGTGGTGACGTCCAAAGAGACTCCTTACGGAAGGGGGCGCCGGCTGCTGGCGACGACGGTCTCCGTCAGCCCGGGCCCGGTGGTGGTACCGCCGCTCGCGACGATCGCGGTGAGCAGCGCGGCCACAGCCGCCAGCCCGCCGATCGAGAACGCCTGGCCCCAATCGACGTCGATCAGGCCGAGGCCGTCGCCGCCCAGGAGCGCGAGGACGGCTTGGGCAAACGTGCGGACCATCCGCTCGAGGGTGGCCTTCCAGAAGGCTCTGTTCGTCATGCTGTTCCTCTCGTCAGGGCAGGCCAGAGAACGCCTCTGACCTGGGGTGTCATAGGGCGCGTAATAAAATCGCGCGGAAAGTTAAGGTCGGGCCGGGCCGTCTACAGACGGCAGATGCCGGCCATCACGCGGTACAGGTGTCCGGGCCCGAAGCGCAGGCAGCAGCAGCCCGGACACACCAGCCGTACCAACAGCCTCACTTCGCGGGGAGCTTCAGCACCTGGCCGGGCTGCAGCTCGTCCGGGTCGACGTCCGGGTTGAGGTCGGCGATCTCCTGCCACCGCCCGCCCTTGCCCAGCTCGTGCGCCGCGATCCCCCACAGCGTGTCCCCGGAGACCACCGTGTACGACCGCGCCGTACCCGGCGACCAGGACGCCTTGTGCTTCAGCCGCTCCGAGATCCGCGCCTCGACGTCCACCCAGTCCAGACCGCGCGGGTCAACCTTCCCGACCTGCCACTCCAGATGCCGGATCACACTGCGCACCGTCCACCCGTGCTCCCGGCACAGCGCCGCCCCGGTACGGACGATCGCCTCGACCTGCTCCGGGGGCCACGGGTCCCGGCCGTCGCCGAGGTTCTCGCACTCGAAGCCGTAGTAGTGCCGGTTGCCGTCGGTGTTGTTCTCGTTCGCCGTCGGCAGCGCCTTCTCCGCGATGACCGCGCGCAGCACGTCGTCGTCTCCGAGGCCGGCGTGGTTGGCGCGGCCGTAGCCGACGAGATGCACCCGGCCGTCCTTCGTGATGACGCCGTGGCACAGCGGCCCGGGCAGACCCTCGTAACCGTCCCGGCAGATCCGCACGGTCTTGGCGCTGCCGGAGGTCACGGTGTGGTGGATCATCACGCCGTGAACGGGCCCCCACGGGCCGATGCGGTTGCGGTTGTGGTCACGCCAGTCGCCGACCTCGACGACCGTCAGGCCCTCGTTCTTCAGCGCGGCCAGGAACGTGGCTGGCGCCAGAGGCGGCGCCATCAGGAGGCCTCGGCCGGGGTGAAGTCCAGGTAGTACGCCTGGCCCGGCTCGAAGCTCACGGCCGGGTTGTCGACCTGGATGGTGAGGCTTCCGGTCGGAGTGGTCTTGGCGTACCGCTGGTCCTCCGGGGTCTCCGCGTCGTACATGGCCATGAACTCGTAGTTGCGGGTGACCTGATCCTCCTGAGGCCCCCACTTCTTGTGGGTCTCGAAGGTGCAGCGGAACTTAGCGCGGACGGGCATGGGTGCCTCCTGGGCATGCGAAAAGCCCCGGCCAGACGGCGCGGGGCTGAGAGGTGGGGTGGCCATCGGGGAGCTATGCGGGAGGCTCCTCGACGGGGTGGATGACGAGCTTGAACTCGGCGAGGGTGACCGTCTGCGGGCTGGACGCGTTGTGGCGAACCATCAGCCCGAGCGGTACCTGCGGGTCGACGAAGAGGCCCCAGCCCTTGGCGCGGTACTGCCCGCCGGGGGTGGCGACGTGGTCCTCGGTGCACGTGGAGTCGTAGCCGCCTGCCACGTCGAGCGGGTCGCGGACGATGCGGGAGCGGACCTCGGTGTAGCCGCCGGCCTCCCAGTAGACGAGGCCGTGCACGGTGCCCCAGCCGGGGATACCGGCTGGCCAGCCTGGCCACACCAGACCGGAGCGGGGCTGGGTCTGCCAACTGCTGGCCGGGACCCGGTAGGCGTCGGGCTGCAGCGGGTTGTGCATGTTCCACGGGTCGTACGACTCGGTGTCGTACGGGAACCGCAGCAGGTGGTACTGGCCGTCGGCGGGTACGACTTGCGGGACGTCGACCTTGAGAGAGACGACGCGGACGCCAGGCACACAGACCTCCAGGAATGACGAAGGCCCCGGCCTGGTGGCGCGGGGCGGCGGGTGGTGCGGTGTGGTCAGAGGGGGGTCTGCTCGACGTGGTGGCGGGTGGCCGTGACGCCGGTGACGCCGGGCACCGCCGCCAGGCGCTCACTCACGGCGGTGACGATGTCGGCCTCGGAGACGGGCAGGTCACCGCCCGCGAACTGGAAGGTGACGGTGGCGCGGGAGCCGTCGGTGTTGCGGGCCTGCACCTCGACGTAGGGGTATTCCATGGGGTCCCTTCTAGGCTGCGGCTTCGTAGCGGCCCTGATGCCACATCACGTCGTCGGCCGCGAGCGACGCGAACGGGGCGACCGAGTCCCAGAACGGCGCGGCGGCGGTGCCCGGTGTGGCCAGCTGCCGCAGTGATCCGTTGGCGTGGTTCGCTGTGGAGCACTGCCCTGTTCCCTGCTGGTTCAGGGAGGCGGACTCGTCCCGCCATACGACCCACTGCCCGCGGTGCCCGGACCAGGTGGCAGCAGGTGCGGCGGGCAGGGAGAAGTAGTAGTTGGCGGCCGAGCCGCCGTTGCCGTAGGTCGTGGTGCTGCCCATGGTGAGGCGCTGCAGATAGTCGACCGTGCGACCGATCTTCATGTAGCGGGCGACGATCGTGCCGTTGCCGATCGCGGGCGCTGTGCCGGACTCGGCCCCCCAGACGAACGTGCCGGAGTAGTCGGTCCATGCGCCGAAGAAGGTGTTGAACTGGTCGCGGATCTCCTGGTTGAGCAGGGCCGCGGTCACGACCTCGCCCACCACCCAGGTCCGTGGTGCGAATGTCACGGGCTGACCTCCTCGGCGAGCGGGTCGACGGCGTCGGACGGCGGGATCCCCCACGAGACGGGGTCGTCGGGGTGCCACCAGTTCCGCAGGTGCGGCAACTCGTCGGCGACCAGCGCCTCGACGGCGGCCACGTCGTGGGGGAAGACGAGGGCGAGCCAGCCGTAGCCGCACTCGGTGCACGCCATCCGGGGGTCGGCCGGGGTGACGACCTGCGCGGAGCCGCACGGGCAGTCGGCCAACCACCTGTTGTGGTTGATCCGCGCGTACGCCTTCTGCCCGATCACGAACCCGTCGGGCGGGCGGACCCGGCGCTGGACGCGTTCCTCGTACCAGCGGAACACCCGCTCGGCCGGAGCCACCAGCGCCCAGGCGTCCGGGCGCTGAGGGTGGGACGGCAGGTAGAACGTCTCCGCCCGGACCACGGCAATCACATGACCTCCTAGTAGGCGAGGCGGGTCGTCGACCCGAGGACGGAGTACACGGCGTCGTCCAGCACCCACACGCTGTCGGTCGCGCTCTTGCTGGTGTGGAACTGGATCTTGTGGCTGGTGTCCTTGATGACCTCGGTGTAGCCCTCGACGGTCACCCGCATCGACGAGGCCGGCGCCTGCGCGGGCAGGTCGGTGACGGAGAAATAGGAGCCGATGTCCGCGTCGAGGATGTCCAGGTAGGTGGACATCGTGAACGCCTCGACCGGTACCTCCCGCAACTCCGTCGGCGGGTCCGCGTACCGGGACACCAGCCACGCAGCCGCGTCCAGGACGCTCAGGTCGCTGGTCTTCAGAACGTTCAGCTGCTGCGGCTTCTCCCCGTAGACGAGCACGGAGGCCGGGGCCGTCACCCGTTGCGTCGCCCCGCCCGGCCTGCTGGCCTCGACGATGTTGACCATCTTCTGATCATCGTCGGATGCCTCGACCTCGTCGGTGTCGAGGTCCGCGTACGAGATCGTGAACACCTCGGAGGCCGGGCTCGGGTTGTAGCGGATGTCCCGCGACTGCAGAGCCAGCCCGTACCAGTCGCGCTCGGCGAACAGCTTCGCCGCCTCGGTCGCCTCCACCTCCCGCATCCTCACCAGCGCGTTGGACCCGGCCGCTCCCTGGGAGGCGATCGGATCGAACGTGCTGCCCCACACCGTCACGGAGTTCACGCCGCCGTACCGGGCCAGCCGTTCCACGCGCACGTCGGCGTCCTCGCCCGCGAACGCCGTGGTCCCGGCCTCGTAGCGCAGCGCCTCCATGGTCGTGATGTCCGAGGTGCCGGCGTGGGTGACGGCGACGTGGGCGATCTGCCCGCTGAAGAGACGGCTCCCCCGAAAGCCGCCGACGTTCAGGAACCGGATGCCGCTCATGGCCGGGGGGTTGGCCAGCGTGATCGCCGCGAGAGCGCCGTCGACCCGCAGCGACTTGTTGCCGCTGACACCGATCATGTCGAGCATGACGTGATGCCAGGCGCCGTCAGCCACAGCGGCAGTGGAGTTGAACACCGTGAGGGCGGAGCCGGTGTCGGTGTACTCCATGGCCAGGTTGCCGCTGCTGTTCACCGTGAGGACCACCTGGTTGTCCAGGCCCGCGGAGTAGAAGCCGAGGATCGCCCGGCTCACTGTGCTCGTCTTGATCCAGCACTCAAAGATCATCTGATTCGCGCCGGACGCCGCCTCGAACACGGAGCCCAGATCCGCCACCAGATACTTGCCCGCAGACGAGGACGCCGGGGTGAACGTCGGCGCGCCCTCGCCCGTCTCGGGCAGGCCCTCGCCGCCGAACTCCAGCGTGCCGCCGCTGCTGACCTGGGTGAGGGCGAGCGCCCCGCAGCTGCCGCCGGAGATGTCGCCCGCCGCCGTGGAGTCGGCCGGCTCGGACAGCGGGTAGTACGCCGACAGCGTGCCGGGAATCCCGGCGGTGTCCTGGTGAAGGATCTCCTCGGCGTACACCGACCGCAGCGCGGGCGCGGAGCTGAGGCGCTTGAGCATGTCCGAGCAGGTGATGACCACCTTCGAGCCGAGGCCCTTCCACCGCACCGGCCACTCGTTGACCACGCCCCAGAAGCGGGGCCGGATCTCGGCGCCGATCAGGTCCCACTCGATGTAGCCGGACGTGCCGCCGGTGCGGGTGGTGGGGAAGTCGAGGGCGTGCTGCTGCGAGGTGACCCAGGCCGGGGTGGCCAGGGTCCGGCGGGTCGTCCAGATGAACCCGTCCCCGCTGGTCTCCCAGTACACGGTGCCGGCCGACTCCCGTACCCGCAGCCATGCGTGGTCGATCGCCGAGTACGTCAGGTTCGTCGGGGTGCCGTCCGAGAACCCGACCTGGGACATCGCGGCGAGGACTCCGGTGAGGGCGTCGTACCGCCAGCCGATCCGGGTGCCGGACGTGGTGGACAGAACCCACATCGAGGCGGCGCAGTTCGACGAGCCGTTCGCGGCGGGCACGGTCGTGAGCTTGGCCGTGACCTTGCTGGCGGCGAGCGTCCACTGCCGGACGCTGGTGAAGTTGGTGTCGACTCCGGGGGCGATCGTGATCCGCAGCCGGCCCTCGGCGGTCTCCTGCCCGGCGCTGCCGGTGTTCGTCGTCCACAGCGTGGAGTTCACGCGGCCGTCGTCGAAGGTGTCCCCCAGCATGGCCATCGGGTAGGGCGCCGACCCGGACAGGGTCGGCATGACCGCGGCCGAGACGCGGATCGGTGCCAGCTTCCGAACGTAGGGGTAGTACGCCGAGGAGGCGTTGCCGGGGGTGAGCGCCCCGTCCTGGTTGTCCAGGAACAGGGTCGCTGTCCCGACCTGCGTTTCGCTCAGTTCGTCGGACGCACCGCGAGTGATGCTGACGCCCTGGACCTCGTCGACCCGGGTGGTGATGTCCGTCCACGTGATGGTGGTGGGCGCCTGCACCAGGCCGCCCCACCCCATTTCCACCAGCAGCGGCATCCGATCACCCCACTCCGAGAGAGACGTTGATGCCGTGTGCGCGCTTCAGCTGCAGCAGCTGGCGCTGCAGCTCGCGGGCGATCGCGACCGGGTCCGAGGTGCCGGACACGTTGATGTCCACCTGCACCCGCTGCATGCCGGACCCGCCCGCGACGGCCGGACGCCCGGCCACCGCAGCGATGCCCGGCGCCGCCCGCCCCGTCATGCGGCCGGCCATGGTGTCCATGGCGCGGTCGATGAACGGCATGCCCTGCAGCACACCGACGCCGACACCGCGGGCGGTGTTGATGCCGTCGGGGATCATCGCCTTGGCGGGCGAGCTGATACCGAGCGCCTTGCGCAGCGCCTTCTGCATGCCCTTGGCGATCTTCACCATGAGGGCTTCGATGCCCTTCTGCTGCGACGCCAGCCCGGCGAGGAACCCTTTGCCCGCGTTCTTGCCGGAGTCGTACAGCGCGTCGGCCCCCTTGCGGCCGAGCTTTTCCGCCTCGTCGTTGATCTTGTACTGGGTGGAGTTGATCTGGTTGAACGTGGCCTTGTCCGCCCCAGCCAACGCGCTCGCGTAGGCGTAGCCCTGCTCCGGCCCCATCTCCAGGATCTCGCGCAGCATGGTCTTGTTGAGGCCGCGCTTCGCCAGCTCGGAGATGTAGCGGGAGAACTGCTTCATCTTCTCCAGGCGGGAGGCGAGCTTGCCCTTGATGCCGCCAGCGGTCACCTCCTCCTCGCCGCCGAACATCCCGCCGAGCGAGGCGCCTTGCTTGGCCTTGACCCGGGTCGACTCGGCGAAGTCCTTCGCGGCCTTGATCTTGGCGGCGATCTTGTCGCGCTGGCCCGCCAAGTCCAGCAGCTTCTTGGTCTGCCGGTTGACCATCGCGACCAGGCGGTTGTCCTTCTTCCCGTCGAACGCGGCCCAGATGTCCTTGGCCAGGTCTTTCGCGGTGGACTTGATCTTGTCCTTGCTGCCGGTCATCCCGGCGATCAGCCCCTTGCCGAGGTCGGCCATCAGGGCCTTGGCCTTCTTCGACGGCGAGGAGATCTGCAGCTCCTCCCGCATGCCGGCGAGGACGTCGGCCGCCAGCCGACGGGCTGCCGCCTTCACCACCGAGGAGCCGCCGGCCATGCCTGAGGCGAGGCCCTGCGCGGCAGCCGCCCCGGCCCCGCCCACTCCGCCGGCGAGTGACCCCGCGCCGACCTTGCCGTCGTTGATCGCCCGCAGCAGGGGCAGGTTCCGCGCCGTCTGGTAGGCGTTGACCACGAACTCTTTCGCCGACAGCCACGGCGCGAACACGCTGTCCGAGGTGCCGGTGCCCGGTCCCTCGACCAGGCCGCCACCTGCGTAGCCCTTGCCCCGGTGCGCAAAGCCCGTGCCGGTGAACAGGCCGCCGGTCGCGCCGGTGATGTCGTGCTGGCTGCGGCCCGTCAGGTACTTCTTCTGGTACTCGGTGACGTACCGGGTCGTCCGCTTGGTGAAGATCGTGATCGACTTGTCGTGCAGCTGCGCGACGGCCGCCGCCACATTGCGCACGTCCGACAGCGCCTTGCCCGCCTTGGCGGTGACGGTGACCGATCCGTCCGGCAGACGCTTCACCTTGTAGCCGAAGCTCTCCAGGACCGCCTCGCCGCTCTTGGAGAGCGCCTTCAGGGTCACCGACTTGGAGCCCGGGGTCTTGTTCACTGCCGAGTTGAACCGCTTGAGGTCCGCCTCAGCGTCCTCGGTCTGCAGCTCGACCTTCGCCTTCTTCAGGTCCTTGATGTTCAGGATCTGGTCGGCGAGCTGCTTGGCCTCCCTCTTGGTCAGGCCCATCGCCTGGGCGTTCTTGATGAACTCCGCGCGGCCCCGGGAGTAGATGCCGGTGACCGTCTCCCACGAGGAGCCGGACTCCCGGGCGGAGGCGGCGGCCTCCTCGGTCTTCGCCGCCAGGTCGTTCAGCGCGGTCGCCGCGGCCTGGGCCTTCGGACTGTTCACGTCCAGTCGGCCGTTGACCATGTCCAGGGCGCCGGCGTTGTCCTTGGCCGCCTTGGCTGCGGCGTCGATGCTCGCCTCGAACCCGATCATCCCGCCGAGGCCCTGGCGCTGCATGTCGTTCAGCGCCTGCAGGCTCTGGCGCAACCCGTCCGCTGACGCCTTCTGCGCTGCCAGTGCGGCCTGGGTCTTCTGTGCCTGCTGCCCGAACAGGCCCTGGCTCGCAGCGGCGAGGTCCTGCTCGAACTTGGCATCCTTCAGTGCCGACTTGTAGTCGTTGAGGTGCTTGGTGAACTGGGTGGTGTCCCGGCCGCCCTTGCCGTACTCGGCGGTCAGCTTCTTCAGCGCTGCTGCCGCGAGGTCGGCGTTGCCGTCCCGCACCATGCCAGCCAGGGACTTGTCGACCGCGTCGATTTCCTCCTTGGCTTCCTTGACGGGCGTCGAGTCCCAGCCGGTCCAGCCGACCAGGAACTGCTGGACCTTGTCGGCGGTGCCCGGATCGGTGAGCGCCTTCACATGGCCGTACAGCGCGCCCAGGTCGCTGCCGAACATCCGCGAGGCCTCGCCGGTCACCTTGCCGGTGGAGCCCAGTTCACGCATCGAGGAGGTGAGCCGGTCGATGTCCGGAGGCGCGCTTCCACTCCGCTCGGCCAGCTCGGAGATCGCGAGGATCGCGAGGCCGATGCCGGTCCCCGCCAACGCGATCTTCGTGGTGCGGCTGAGCGCCAGCACGCTCGCCCTGACCGCCGCCAGACGGCCGGGTGTAGCGGCCGCCGCCGTGTTCATCGCGACGAGCTGGATACCGAAGGCCGCGGCTGCGGAGCGCGCGGCGACCAGGCCGAGCGCGGCGGCCTTCGTGAGCTTCAGCGCGATCGCGAGCTGCAGGAAGATCGCGATGGCGGACGGCGGCACCGCGGACACCAGCCGGGCAATGACGTCGATGGTCTGCAGCAGCCCGACCCCGACGTCGCTGCCCCCCTCCAGCACGTTCATCACAGCCGAGCCCACGTTCTTCAGAACACTCGCCACGGTCGGGCCCTGAGCCCGGGCGAAGTCCATGAACTCGCGCGCGTTCTGGCCGATCTCGCCGGAGTCCGACGTCCGCATCAGGCTGACCAGCTCGCTGTTGATGCTGCGCAGCGTCCGGTTCGAGAAGCTCGTGAACTTCTCATTCAGGGCGTCGAACCCCGGCGACGCCACCTGCCCGCCGATGATCGTCATGAACCGATCGGTCTCGGCCGACGTGCCCTTGACCAGCTCTTTCGTCTTGGGCAGCAGGGCGTTGGCCAGACCGACGCCCTTGATGAGCGGGGCCATCGTGTCCCCGGCCAGCGAGTCCGACCACTCGCGGGTCTCATCCTTCAGCACGGACACCGCAGCCGCCGCCCGCCGGGTATCCGGCGGCATCTTCGCGATCAGCCGCTGGTACTCCAGCTGCGCCGTCAGAGCCTCTTGCGAGGAGGCCCCGGACTTGTCGACCGCTTCCTTGTACGCCTTGTGGGCCTCGGACGCCTCGCTGATCTGCGAGACCTGCGCGATCATCGCCGCGCCCATCACACCGACCGCGACCGCAACGGCCCCGGCCCCGGCGGCGATCGGCGCCAGCGATGCCGCCGCCGGGATCGCGGCCGGCGCCAGCAGCAGCGTCGCCTTCTTCAGCTGGTCCACGGCCTTGCCGCCGGCGTCGGTGTCACGGCGCAGCGCGGCCAGGTCGCGGGAGGCGTTGCGTGAGAACCGGCGGACGGCCCGGTCGCCCTCGATCGACATGATCGTCATGCGGCGGCCGAGCCGGCGGGCCGCGTCCCCGATGTCGTCGAAGACATCGGAGAGTTCATCGCGGCCGGTCAGCAGGAACGTCATCGAGGGCACGGCTACTCACCGCCTTCCTGCTGGGCCTGGTTGTGGAGTTCGATCCAGGCGGTGAGGTTGTAGAAGTCGACGACGCTCAGGCAGTCGACTCCGGCAGGGGGGATGTGGAGGAGGTGGGCGAAGAGAGGGAGGAAGCTGTCTCGGGCTCGCTCGATGTCGGGGTCGGGCTCGACGGCTCGCCGCCCTCCTCCGGCTCGCCCGGCTCCTCCTGCTCGGGCTGGTCTTTTGGGTCCCGGGCCAGCCGCGCGATCAGCTCCCGCGCGTGCTCCGGGTCAGCCGCAGCGCGGTCCGGGAGTTCGGAGAGGATCTCCGTGACCCGTTCCCGGGTCATCTCCGGATCGGTGCCGACCATCGAGTACGCGTTCTCCACGTAGTCGGTGACCTCGCGTACGGACATCCGGGTGACCAGCTCGCCCACCCGGCAGTCAAACTCCCCGAAGCGGAGGGTCGGCTGTTGGCGCTTCTTCAGGATCCACACGATGCCGCGCATCGCGTCGACGTCCTCGCCCTCCAGACCCTTTTTGATCTCGTCCCACTTCATGTCGATGGTGCGCTGCACGATCGACGCCTCGGACACGAGGAGGTCGTTGGCGTCGTAGTGCTCCGGCTCGCCGTCGGCCGGGGTGTAGATGACGATCAAAGGGGGCTCCTATTCGAGTCGGCGGCGCACGTCGTCCGTGACGCGCTCCACCTCGCGCGTGATACGCGGCTGGTGGGCGCGGACGGTGTTGTCCCACCACAGCGGGGTGGTCGTCTGCTGCGCCCAGCGGCGCCGGTTGCCGAACACCGGGTGGCGGAGCCTGCCTTCGTTGAGGCGGTTGACCACGCCCACCGGAATGTCCGGGGGGAGGCGGCCCCGGTCGAGCCAGACCTTCGCGCCCGGGTTGCCGGTGACACGGACCGAGATCCGTACGGCCTGGGCGATGGAGTCCCGCAGCGGGCGGGTGGTCGGCGAGCGGCCTCCGCGGCCGCCGGCCTTACGGGTCTGAGACTGGATGGACAGGCCGCGGATGGTGTCCTGCAGATCGGACTGCAGGGGCTCGGCCGCCCGCCGGATCCGGCGGGCGTACGAGTTGCGGATGTTCTCGTGGCCGGCGGCCCGCAGCTTGCGGGACAGCTCCAGCAGCTGGCCGGTGCCGGTGATGCGGACGTTCTGCACCATGCGGCGCTCACCTCACAGCGTGACGTCCGTCGAGATGATCTCGATGCGCGGCTGGTTCGTGCCGTCGTAGAGGCCGGTGAAGTTGTACGTGGGCTTCACGACGCCGAACCCGTCGACGACCGGGGGGCCTTCGTCGATCCGGATCGCGGGCAGCGTCAGCCGCCACGTCTCGAAGTACGTCGTCTCGATCAGCGGGCCGACGAACTCCCACACCAGGCTCGTCGCGGCGTCGGAGGTGTGGAGGTCGTCGAGGGCGGTCGAGACGTAGTCCGTCTCCAGCGACCCGGTGATTTTCACCTGGTCGTTCTCGATCGGCTCCTTCTTCTTGCCAGCCTGGCCGGCGTAGAAGCGCTCGGTGTCCTGCGGCCGCTCGATCTTCACCGACACCTTGCGGATGCCGTCGTGCGCCGTCTCCGAGCTGTACGTTCCCGTCCTCAGCGTCATCTGGCCGAAGTGGAACGGGGACATGCTCGGGTACGAGGCGGCGGCCAGGGTCTGGGCCTCGTCGCAGTCCTTGCCGTCGAACTCGAACGTGGCCGCGAGCATCTCGCCGAACGCGCAACTGAACTCGCCCGACGTGACCTTGCACCCGACGAACGACTTGTCTGTGACCGTGCCAGTGGTCAGGGGCACGCCCTTCTGGATCGACAGGCTCTTGCCTGCGACCGACGCCAGGGTGTGGGTCTGCAGGTAGGCGGCCGTCGCGGCCTGCTGCACCGGTGTGACGGCGGTACCCATCAGAGCCTGGTGCAGCAGTCCCATCGACTTGTTCGTGACCTCGAAGTCGATGCTGCCCTGCACCTCCTGCCGGGTGAGGACACGCCGCGCGGACAGCGGCAGCAGCCGGCCTGCGGCGATGCCCGCCGACTGGGCGGTGGTCTTCTTGAGCTGCAGGCCCTCCTTCGTGAACTCGATGAACTTGGTCGGCGCGACGTAGGTGCCGTAGCTGACCTCGGCCGCGATGCCGAGCTGGGCGCCGAGCCCGGATCCGATCGCCATGATCAGTCCCCCTTCTGCGGCTCGGCCTTGGCCGCCGCCGTCTTCTTCGCTGCGGGCTTCTTCAGCACGCCGTCATCCCGGCCGGGGGAAGCGGGTGCGTCGTCCGCCGGCTCGGGGGCGGCCTCGGGGAAGTTCCAGCCCGGGGGCTCCTCGACCGGCTCCCAGGTCTGGGCCTGGCAGACGTAGCCGTCGAACCGGTCGTCCGGCACGGTGACGACCTCGTCCGGCTGGATAAAGCGCTCGTGCCCGAACAGCTCGGGCACGGCCACCGGTTCGGGGCCGATGTAGCGGACCTTCGCCACGGGGTCCTCCTTCGGATAGGGCATGGCGAACAGCCCGCACCGCGCGGGCTCCTCGATCGGGTTGGGTCACAGACGGGCGTGGCAGGACACCGTGAAGGCCAGTCCCACCCTGATGCCCTGGTCGTTGGTGGACTGCTGCAGCACGCCCCGGGTCAGATGCGCCCACAGCACCGCGCCGTTCAGGTTCGGGGCCGTGGGGTTCGAGCTGGTGGCGCGCAGCTCCTGCTCGACCACGGCGAAGATCTCGAACACCCTGGCGCGCAGGGCAGGGAAGTCGAAGTCGCCGGACCAGCAGTCGATGTGGCAGGTGAGGTTGAAGTCCTCGTCCCTGGTGCGGGCGCCGGCCGCGTTGAAGTTCTGCACCAGCTCGGCCGCGGCCTCGCCCTGGGGGGACCAGCCGACGACGAGGAGGTCCTCGGTGGCCACGTCGTCGGTCGGCGGCCCGTCGATGACCGTGACGTCCTCGAGCTGGTCGGACGCCCGCAGGATGGTCAGGAGCGCGGTGATGGCGCCCGGCAGTGCGGAGGTTGCCATCACGCCATCCCTGGCCCTTGGTCGTCCGGATTCATCAACTGCACCGCCCGGTTCGGGATCGCGTAGCCGAGGCCTGGGATGGGCTCGGTGACGTCGTAGTCGCTGGTGCCGCGCTGCGGCCGGCCCTCACCGGTCTGCGTGCGCCACAGGTGCTGCAGGATCACCTGGGCTGCGGCGGGAATGTTCGGGCTGATGACCGGCCGCCCGGCCCGGTAGGTGGCGCGCAGGGGGCCGACCAGGAGGCTGCCGTCCTTCCGAGTCACGATCCCCTTCGCGCCGTCCAGGTTCAGGGTGTTGACGTCGTACGACGTCCCGCCCGACAGCAGCGCCGCGAGAGACACCAGCGACACGGCCGGGGTCCGGTGCAGGGCGAGCGCGTGGACCACGCCGACGTGGTGGTCCTCGACGACCTGGCGGACGATGACCGGGCCAACGAAGTACTCCACCGCCCGCGTCGTGGCATCGAGCCAGAACCGCACGCGCGCGTCGTCGTCCTGCCCGTTCTTCTTCAGCAGCTCCTTCGCGTCCGCGAGAGACAGCACCGTGGGCAGCGCCGCCTCCCGTACGTCGAAGGAGTCGGCGTAGGCGTGGGCCGGAGTGGTGAACACCCAGCGCACGGTGTGCCGTCCGGGCTGCACCGTGACGTAGTCCGCCCGGTACAGCCCGATCCCGGTGTTTGTCACCGCCGGGGTGACGACCGTCTCGTCCGGAAGGGTCACCGTCGCGACGGCCGTGCTGGCGGTGATGAGGGTGCCGCCGGGGTCCCGGCACTGAGCAGTCAGGCGCGCGGTCGCGCCGAGGTCGTACGGCACCGCTCACCCCCTCTACCAGGACCGGGTCTCGGGCTGCTCGGACCGGCCGCCGCCGCGCGATGCCTCGGCCGCCTTCTCCGCCCCGGCCTGGCCGCCGTCACGGTTGCGCGCGGCCTCGAGGACCTTGTCGCGGTTCTTGACGATCCCGGCCCGGGGCGGCTGCCCCTCGTTCGCTTCCAGGTCCAGCACGCGCAGCGCCTCCTCGTAGTCGGCTGTGTCGAGGTAGGCGAGGACCTCGCGGTTGCTGTGCTCGAGCGGGTTGAAGAGTGCGGGGGCCGCAGGACTCACCCCGTCCTCCTCGTCCTCGTCGTCGCCCTGGCCGCCGTCGTCCTGGTCGGGGCCGGAGGACAGGAGGGGCAGGCTGACGGTCAGCGACCAGCGCACCCACTCGGGCCCGTCCTCCTGCCCGGCCGGCGGGGCGATGGGCTCCAGCGTGGCGTCGATGACGTTGAGCGCCTGGCCGTCCTTGCCGAACACCAGCGGCTGCTGGTGCACCATCGACGGCACGCCCTTACCGCCGTCGTCCTGGCGGTCGCTGTCGAGGAGGACGGCGCGGTACCCGTCGGCCCAGGACGCCGCCTCCTCGTCCGTGACCACGACGATGTCGCCGGGCGCCCAGGAGAAGTCGGCGCCGGCGATCGCCTCCAGCACTTTGATCTGCGCCATCAGTTCCGCACCACCGGGGCCACACGCGGGTTCGACAGCACCACGAGGGCGGCGTACAGGCCGCCGGTGGCCGGGGAGCCGGACACCGTGGTGATGACCCGCACGTACCGCTTGAGGCCCTTGTAGCCGATCTCGTACACGGTGTCGTCGGTGCTGGAGGTGACGGCGGGCTCGCTGCCCTGCAGGTATGTGTCGGCGACGGCCGCCCACGAAGAGTTGTCGTCGGAGTCCTGGACCTCGAAGGTGTGGGTTCCGTCGGTGACCACACCGGCCTGGATGACGATCAGGCAGTCCTGGTACATCGAGGAGTCCTCGGCCCGGTCCACCGCCGTCCCGTTCGCCGAGGCCGTTCGAGCTGCGGTCGGTGCCAGGGACGTTTTGACGAGCAGGTTGCTGTACGCGTCCTTCACGACGCGCTCCTTCCTGAGAATGCCGACGGGCCCAGGCCGTTACCGGCCCGAGCCCGTGCGAGCGGATCGGGTCAGCTGGCGGCGTGCTGGTACGTGCGGACCGCGGAGGCGTCCTGGATCATGCCGTCCATGCGGGCGAACCCGAGGAAAGCCACCTGCAGGTACTCGGCGTACCGCTCCACCAGGCGCAGCGTCTGCACCTGCTGCACCTGGCGGATGACGTAGCCCGCCTTGAAGTCGCCGAACGCGATCGTCTTCGCGGAGGCGGCCGGTGTCGGCATCGAGTTGTCGAGCGAGTACTCGAAGCCGTTGATCGTGGAGGGGAAGCCGGGCGCCGGGACCGGCACCCACAGCGGGCGACCCTGGGTGTCCTTCAGCTTGCGGATCACCTTGAGCGTCGAGTCGTGCATGAGGTACCTGCCGTTGGGCCGGTACGCGCTGTCGACGCTGTGCTCGAGGTCGACCAGGTCGTCGTAGATGACCGACGTGGTCTGACCGGAGGCGCCCTGCTTGCCGACGGCCGCGCTGGTGGCCAGGCCTTCCGGCTGGTCCACGCCGGTGCCGGTGGTGAACGCCCGGGCGGCGCGGCGGCCGATGCGCTCGCCGAGCTTCTTCGGCACCCACGTCTCCAGGCTGAACGCCGAGTCCTGCAGCAGGGCCATGGACAGCTTCACCTGCTTGGAGGAGAAGATGTACGCCTTCAGCGTCCGCCCGCCCACGCCCAGGTCCTGCTCACCGGCGGGCTGGTTCTCGCCGAGGAGCTCGCCCTCGTTGCCGGTGTCGTCGTTGGTCGGCCACTTCAGGTCGGCGCCCGTCGAGGTGGTGATGACGTCGGCCAGACCGAGCAGGCCGCCGAAGGCCTTCATCGTCTCGGTCATGATGCCGCGGAACTCGTCCGGCACGGTGAACCCGCCGGCGGTGTCGATGCCCGCACCCATCGCACGCATGTCGACCTCGTGGTCCATCATCAGGTTCCGCTGGTCCGGCGACAGCCGGTCCATGCCGCCGCGCAGGTAGATGCCGAAGGTCTCGGCGTACCGCTTCGCCTGCTCCTGCGCGTCGCCACCCCGGCGACCCTCGGGTTCACCGGTGGTGACGGCGACCTGGCTGCGGTCGATCTTCTCGAGCTGGGTCATACGGTTCAGCCGCTCGATGTCCCCGGAGACCTCGGTGAGCCGGGCTTCGGCCGCGTCCCAGTTCGTCCGCTCCTCCGCGCTGAGTTCGCGGTTCTCGTTCTCGGCCGCGGTGCGGATGTCCAGCATCCGCTGCCACACGGTGTTCTGCTCATCGATGAGCCGCGTGAGCGTAGCGCTCATGTGCTTCCTCTATTCAGGCATGGCGAAGGCCCACACACCGGCGCGAGCCGCGGGGTGGGCCTTCGGGTGAGTACGGGTTACGCGGGGGTCAGGTGCAGGCCGTAGCGTGCGGCCAGTCCCCTCATGCGGAGATCGAGTGCGTCCTGGTCGGTCCGAGTGGTCTCTGCCGGCTCGGTGCCGTTCGTGTCCGCAGTGTCGGTCTCCGGTGTGCTGGTCTCGCGAGTGGACTCACCCGGCTCGCTGCCAACTGCCTTCAGCTCTGGTGCCTTGATCCCGGCGTCCTTCAGGTGCCGGGCCAGGTGCTTGTACACGGCTTCGCGGTCCTCGTCGGGGATCGTGGTCCCGCCGCGGGCGCCGTTGAGGACGCCGATCGCCGTGGTGCACGCGACCGTCGAGGCCGCGCCGACGTCGCCGTCCACGCCGACGAAGTGGTGGATGAACCGGTACGAGGCCTTCGCCGTGGCGTCGCCGTCGGGGTCCACCCAGGCGTGCGCCATCCGCAGCGCCGACTCCTCGCCGGGGAGATCCGACGAGTTCCCCGGACCGTCCCACGCCGCGTCGGAGGTGCCGGTGGAGTGGACCGCCAGCGCGCCCCGCTCCTCGACGGCCGGCGCCGTACGGGCGACCACCGTGGCGTCCTCGGCGGGCGCCTGGTCGCCGACGAGCTGCAGGAGGTCCCGCAGCTCCGGCCGGTACTTCGCGCGCTGCTCGATGGCCTGCTGGTCGCCGCGCCGCAGGAGCGCGGAGGCGACGGAGGCGAGTTCGGCCTCGGTGTCCTCGTAGGCTGGGAACGTCACCGCGGACACCTCGATGAGGCGGACCTCGAGGATCCGGCGGACCTCCACCTCGGCGGTCTGCCCGTCGGAGGTCTCCACCGTCTCCAGCGTCCAGTCGTCCTTGACGACGTAGAACCCGAAGCTCATGCCGGTGATGTTCCGGTTCTTGACGTTGGCCTTCAGGTCGTTGACGTACGACAGGGCCGGGTCCAGGGCCGAATCCACCGGGAGACCCTTGTCGTCCTCCGCCAGCTCCAGCGTGCCTGCGGAGACCCGGGAGACCACGTAGTACGAGTCGTGGTCGATGAGCATCCGTGCATCGCCCTCCGACAGCGTCTTCGTGAACGCCCCCGGTGCGATCTCCTCGTAGAACCCCCACCGCAGGGGATTCCCGATCGCGGTACGGGAGTTGAACTTCGCCGCGTACCCGCGGAACCGCTCGCCCGCCCCGTCGCCCTCGACGGCCCGGATCACGACCTCTGCCGTGGACAACGGCAGATGGCGGTGCTCCTCGGTCGTCGTCCTCGTCAGAGTCCTCATCAGGTGCCTTCCTCCCCCTCGTCGGGTGTCTGCAGCAGCCGCTGCGCCTGCGCCATCAGCGCGGCCGCCCGCGCCCGGTTCGACCCCGCGGCCGCCGCCTCGTCCCCGTCCGGGGCGAGCGGGTTCGAGCCGAGCGGCGCCATGTACATCGGCTGCAGGTAGACGTCGCCGCCCGTACCCGCGGGCAGCGGCGGCATCTCCTCGAGCGCACGCACGTCGTCCGCGCTGTAGGCGCCCACGTCCCGCATCGCCCGGTAGAACGTCGCCCTCGCTGCGCTGTCGCCGCGCAGCAGGCCGCCCATCTGGTAGTTCGCGTACAGCGACCGGGGCAGCAGCTCCTTGGTGATGCGCTGCTCGGTCGGGGTGAGCCATGTCGGGTTGAGGTCGAACGTCACCCAGCCCTGCGCCTGCTGCTCCAGCCCCGTGCCCCACGACGTGCTCTTCTCGGTCGACATGAGCAGGAACGGCGGCACCCCGAACATGCGGGCGATCTCGGTGACCTGGAACTGCCGGGACTCGAGGAACTGCGCGTCCGTGTTCGGCATCTGCACCGGGCTGAAGGACGCGCCCGAGTCGAGGACAGCGATCTCGTGGCTGTTGTGGACGCCGGACATCTTGGCCTTCCAGCGTTCCTTCAGCCGCGCGGCCTGGTCCTGGTCGAGGCGCTGCTCGGTCTGCAGCACACCGCCGATCATGTTGCCCGACCCGAACATCCGGGCCGCCGACTTCTCAGCGGCCTGCGCCAGGCCGATGCCCTGCGTGGCCAGCCGTACGGGCGAGCAGCCCGTGATGCCGTCGTAGCCCAGGCCCGGGATGTGCAGCATCTGGTGCGGCGTCCACACGTGGCTCACGCCCCAGTCGTCCACGACGTCGAACAGCTTCCCGCTGGGGTTCGCCACGTCCGGCTTGATCCGCTCCACATGGACACGGTCCGCCGAGACCGGCCACAGCTCCCGGATCTGGCCGGCACCGTCGCGGACCTTCTGAATGTAGGTGTTGCCCCACAGCACGCGATACGTGTACGCGAAGCGCCACAGCTCCACCGGCGTCAGATCGGGGTGCGGGTTCCGCAGCAGCTCGAACGGCTGCTTCTCCCGCGTCCCCTCCGTGTACGTCGGCAACGGCAGCGCCGAGGACACTCCCGCGATCAGCGACACCGCCCGCCACACCGGTGACGCCCGCAGCGCGGTCGTCTCCGACACCGGCACCCCGGCATCGGACTGCACCCCGCCCAGGTACTCCGCCAGCGCGGCGGAGGTGAGCGGCTGCGCCGGACTCTCCAGCCCTCTCCTCGTGCGCCCCTCGAACAGGCCGAACAGCCCAGACGTCACTGCCGCTCACCTCCCGCCGCTTCCCCACCGCGCCCCTCCCCAGGGACACGCCTGTCGGCCAGCGCACGCTCGCACGCCAGCACCCCCAGCACCCCGCCCACCACCAGCGCGGCCGGCACGCTCCACAGCGCCAGCCCTGCCACGATGACCAGCACAAACACTGTCTCGAGGAGCACCAGCCCCCGTCCGCCCCGCGGCTGCTCCTTCTCCGCCTGGTCCTCGCTCACCACAGGTTCGGCGCCCCTTCCGGCTCCACGTCGTGGTACTTCTCCCAGCCCCACAGTGCATACGTCCCAGCCACCAGCGGGCTCACGTCCACACCCTCACTGCGCCGGGCCCACGCCCACGCATCGCCCAGCTCCCGCTTCTTCGCACCGGCCAGAGCCGTCGCCATGGGTGACTGGCCCGGGTGCGCGAGGGAACCGTCCACGGTCCGGTCGTAGAAGGCGCCGCAGGCCTGCACGATCTCCCGCACCTTCGGCGCCACCAGGAAATGATCCCGCCCCAGCCCGCTGCCCACCTCGTACGTTCCGGCGAGCTTCTTGCGGATCGGGGCCGCGAGCGAACCGGCCGGCCCGCCCTCGTCGAGGACCCACACGCACGGCGTCCACTTCTCGTCCCGCTCGCCGACCCAGTCGACCACCCAGTCCGTCCCCGGCCGGTGTGCGACGACCTCCACGTGCCGGCCACCGCCCGCCGACTCAGCAGCGATCGAGATCGCCGTCCACGTCCGCTCCGGGTTCGTGTCGATCGCGAAGGCCACCGGGTCCAACGGACGGCTCTGCCCGTCCGCGAGTGCCTCCCACGCCTCCTTCGAGATGACCTGCCACGTCTCGTCACTGACCTCCGGGTAGTCACCCACACCCAGCCGCTCACGGTCGAACAGGTCCTCACGCATACCGCGCATCTCCCGCTGCACATAGGACGTGCGGATACGGATCCCCAGCGCCGGGTTGGCCCGCGCGAACGAGTACTCGTCGTCACGGTCGTCGTGCGCCGTGCAGACCACACGCTGCTCCTGGTCGCGCGGGCACTCCTTCGCGTGCGGAGCGATCGAGTACTCCAGGTACGTCAACGACGGGTCCGGCTCGCCCTCCTCGGCGATCGCCCGGGCCCGCAGCAGCGCCAGCTGCTCACTCTCCGCCCCCAGGCCGGCCGACCCCGTGAACACCAACTGCGGGTTCCTACGCGCCGACAGCACCGGCATCAGCGCCCCCACCGGCGCCGCACGCAGCTTCATCGCCTCGTCCATGATGACCAGGTCACCGGAGAACCCACGGCCGCTGTCCCCACCCCGCGCCAGGAACCGGATCCGCGCGCCGCTGAAAAACTCGAAGCCCTCCTCACCGTGGCTGCGCCGGACCCGCTTGACGCGGCGGCTCAGCGACGCCGACCCCTCGATGATCCGGTCCAGCCGCAGGAACGACTCCTGCGCGGTGTTGAACTGGTGCGCGGTGTGGATGACCAGCTCGTCCCCGAACAGGATCACCCCGCCGAGCTGCCGCGCCTCGAGGAACCCGCCCTTGCCGTTCTGCCGGGCGACGTTGAGGGCGACCTCCAGCGACGTCCACCGGCCCTCGTCGTCCTCGGCGAGGCTGTGGTGCAGGGCCAGTTGCTGCCAGATGTCGAGGTCGAGACCCGCGTCCTCGGCCAGCTCGACGCACTCCTGCCCGGCGGGCGAGCGGTAGTCGAGCGCGACCTGGTCCTCGACGCCGTCCCACCGGACCGTGTCGACACGCCGGCGCCACGGCACGGACAGGATCCGCGGGCTCTGGCAGCCGATCACCCAGACCCCTTACGCGCCGGAGGGGAGAGCCGCGCCCTTCGCCGGGCGGCGAGCTGGTCGATCCGGTCGCCGGCGTCCTTCGGGGGAGCCAGCGCGCGCACGACCTGCATGGCCTGGCGCAGCTCGCGGGCCGCGGCGGCGGTCTCCTTCGCGTCGCTGGTGGAGTCGATCAGGGTGGCGAGGCGCAGCGCGGTGGCGGCCGGGGCCGATGCGGTCGCGTCGATGCCGAGGTCCTTGATCTCGGCGGCGGTCGCGGTGGCGACCTTGCCGCGGCGGACGCGGCGCTTCGACTCGTCACTCATCCGGACATCACCCCCCGTAACCAGACGAGAGTCACGGAACGTGACAAGAGATTGGTAACAGAGCGTTACGGGATGGATGGTGACGGAACGTCACTAATTCGCTCGGGCTCGCTTCGCCGGGATAGCAGCCACCTCGACGGGGAGAGAGACGGGCGACAAGGGCGTTTGGGGTCGCCCGGCCTCCGGCTGAAGTTTTGACCCACTCCTTCCCCGGCGGGCGCGGATCGGCCTGCGATCACCCGCCAGCAGCCCCCGGATCACGCTCCCGGCACCCCGGACCGTCGCGATCCGTGGGTCGCGGCGGGTCACCACTGCCGGGTGGTCTGAGGGGTGACAGCGCGTGACTCGCCCTGCCGGTGCTGCCGGTACCAGCGCGTGACGACCCGCTTCATCTCGTCTGATCGCATCGCAGCGACGCGCTCACGCACGACGTCTTCGCCCGGGTCGACGACCACGAACTCGGCCCCGAGGCGCTGGTAGCGGGCCCGTGCCCGGGCGCCGGGCATGGTGTGGATCAGGTACACATTGACCTGGTCGACCAGCTTGAATGCCTCGTCCATGGCGGCGTAGCGCGCACGCTGAGCGACCCGCTGATGCAGCTCGTCCTGGTTCCACTGGGGCGCGCCCGGGCCGGTGAGGGCGCGGGCGATGCGGTCCATGTCGATGACGATGTCACGCGCAGTGGCGTGTGCCTCGATCCATGTGCTCTTGCCTGCGGCTGGCGGGCCGGTGATGACGTACAGCACGCTGTGTCATCACCGCCTCCGTGGTCGTTGGTGTGGCCGGTCAGCTGCCGAAGGGGGGTCGGCCGCTGCCCTGGATGTCCATGTCGGTGCCGGCGCCCTGGGCGACGAAGCTGGCCTCGCGGTCTCCGATACGGAGCGTGTGGTCGTCGGTGTTGAAGATGGCCCAGGCGGCTTCCCCGTCCGGTACGTCGAGGGAGCCGTACCACTCCGTGGAGGTGCTGGTGAGCCTGGCGGTTACCTCGTACTCAGTGCCGCCGGCGGTGACCGTGGCGGGCCCGTCGTATGTCGTCATGCGCTCATGGTGGCCCAGCGGTCTGACAGTGGGCTGTGTCTCCTGGTCACCAGGTGCGGGGGTGGCGAGGGCTGGGGTGGCCGATGCACGTCCAGCTGTGACGGCCGAGGAGGCGGCAGGCGAGGCGGCCGGGCACGCGTGCTGCAGCACAGCGGGGGTCGTCGAGGGCGTTGCGAAGCCAGCGTTCGAGGCCGGTTGCGTCGGGCCGGTACCAGCGCAGGACGATGAGGCGGTTGGACTGCAGGGCGGCGCGTACGCGGTGTTCCAGGTGGGCGAGGTCGTCGTCGACCTTGGCCATGGTCACCACCTCCGGGTGGCTTGTTCGCGGGGGCGGGGCTGGGTGGTGGTGCGGTTGCCGCGGGAGCTGTTGCACCGGCGGTGTGCTGAGCGGGCGTTGGCGGGGTCGAGGAGGCCGCCGCCGCGGCTGATGGGGATGGCGTGGTCGAGGGTGAAGGCCCAGGGGCTGGTCTGTGCGGCGCGGCCGGTGAGGCTGTAGTCGATGGGCTGCCTGCACCACCAGCAGGGCAGGCCGAGGGCGCGTTGCCGGTCGCAGAGGGTGCGGTAGGGCCGGCCGTTGCGGGGGTTGCGGGCCATGGTCGCCTCCCGCCGGGGTGTGTTTGGGGCGCCCGCGGCTCGGCCTCCGTGGCTGCGTGGGTGGGTGTCACGGGCCGGTGAGCGGCCTGCCGGGCGGCGGGCGCGGGCATGGCGAAGGCCCCGGAGTCAGGTGCTCACGGGGCCTTCGTCATGCGGTCTGTGATGTCCGTTTTTGGACATGGCGAACTTGGGGGGAGTGTGACAGCAGGTCACAGCCCTGGTCAAGCTGCGTTTACGTCCTGCGGGGTCTGCTTGGCGATCACGAGGGCTTGGAGTTCCTCAAGGTCGACGACGACGCGTCGTCGGTGGTCGTAGCCGTGGTGGGTGAGTTCGCCGCGGTTGACCCACTTGCGGACAGTGGCGGGCCGCTGCTTGACGCTGAGGGCGGCGGCGTAGATGTCGGTGAGCAGCGGGCTGGGCATGGGCTCAGGATGCCAGGGCCAGAGGTCGGCTGGCTCCGCTGGTCAGCACTTCTCCGCGAGCAGGTACTCCGCCATCTCCTGGCCATCGAGGGACGGGTCGTCGAGCAGGCTATCCAGCAGGTCGCCTACTGCGTCCGGGCCGTCCGACTTCAGCAGCTCGCACGTTGTCTGCTGGCCGTCGGCGTCGAGCGACTCCCACCCCTCGTCGTAGTAGCTCTCGGTGGCGGCGTCGTCGAGGATGTCGTCGACGTGTCCGGCCAGGACGTCCTTCACGGCCTGCTGGTACTCGTCGTTGGTGAAGCCGGCGCACTCAGGCTCGCTGGACAGGTCGCGGGGGCTGTCCTCGGTGTAGGACTCCTCGAGGATCGCCTTGCAGTTCTCGATGGTGTAGGGGTTCTTGCTGGTCTCAGGCGTCGAGGCGGTGGGCTCGGTGTCGGCCTTGCTGGTGTCGGTGCCGCCGCTGCCGCAGGCTCCGAGAGCGAGGAGCGCGGCCAGAGCGGCGATGGCGGTGGCGGTGCGTCGCATGTGTCCCCCCAGGGTGTGTGAGGTCCGGATCGTAGCCGTACGCCCGGTGTGCGCGGGCCGGAACGGAGAGGGCCTTGACGCGCGCGGAGCATGGGTGCCGTGATGATGCGTACGCGGATGTGAGCGGCCGGACTGATCGCAAGGAGTGCTGTGGACTACGGCGACCTCGCCACGTGGGTGGGCGTTGGGTGTGCGGCTGTTGCAGCCGCTGCGACGGTGAAGACGCTGCTGAGCCAGCAACAGCAGATCAAGGAGCAGCGCGAGTTCATCGGGGACCAGCGGGCGTTCATGGCCGAGCAGTCCTCCACGCTGGCCCTGGAACGTGCGGAGCTGCGGGCGGTGGCCGAGGACCGGAAGTGGGCGCAGGCCCGGCAGGTCCGGATGCACCAGAAGAAGCTCGGTGCTCGCCTGAACGCGGAAGGGTCGGGGCTGACACCCAATGATCATTGGGCGGTCACTGTGCAGAACGGCAGCGATACCCCTGTGCATCAGCTGGAAGTGATCTTCGGGACCTCCAATTTGGCTGCAGACGTGCACGAGTGGCCGGCGTTCACCCCTGACCAGCATCGGGCTGAGGCCGGCGATCGGCTGGTGGCGCCGGTGTTCCTGCTGGGTTCGCACAGGGCGCTGCGTTTCGTGTCGCAGACGTGGCAGGCGGCGACCCTTCACAACAATCCGCCGACGCTGTTCTTCACGGACGGCAACGGCATCCGGTGGTCGCTGGACTCGAAGGGCAAGCTCGACGAGGTCCTCCCGGAGCCGCAGGCATAGCAGGCCCCATCGCGCTACAACGTCGCGGCTACGGCGTACCGGCCGCTCCTGGGGCACGGGGCCAGGTGTCGGGGCCGCCGCCGCGCCACTCGATCAGGCCGGTGGTGCGGGCGTCGGTGTCGTCCCAGTCGTCGAGGCCTGCGCGGCGGAGGAACTCCACCAGGTCGGTGAGGGCGTAGGCGCGGCCGAGGATTTCGCCGGCGGCGCGGACGCGGCGGCCGCCGTCCTCGTCGGGTGGGTACACGACGACCAGCGATGTGGGCATACCGTCCAGGATGGTCCGGGTACGGCTGGGCCGCACCCGAGGTACGGCGGAGGCCCCGCCGCGACGGGGTGCGCGGCGGGGCCTTCGGGTTTCAGTGTGGCAGGGCGGTCAGTCTTCGCGGGTGATTTCCACGGTGTCGTCCTGTCCGGTGCCTGCTACGGGCTTCGGTACGGGCGGGAAGTAGCCCCCTCGGGAGGCCTGGTAGACGGTTTCGTGGCCGTGCAGGCGGGGGTCATCGGCCTCGATGGGGCCCTTGAATCCGAGTGCCATGATGGCGGTCTCCTGTCTCGTGTTCGGGATGGGTGGACCGGGGCGGCCGTACTTCTTGGCGGAGGGGCGGCCGCCCCGGGGCTTGGGGTAGATGGGCCGGTAGACGGTGGTAGACGGCCCGGTATACGTGCAGGTCAGTCGGCGGTAGACGGGGCGGGAGGCGCCCCCTGAGGCTCGGCCGGGGAAGGGGTCTGCAGGTCCCTTCGGCGCACCCCCCAGGTGGGGGTTCGGCCCACCTTGACGCCGCGGTCCACGGGCACTCCGAGGCGCTCCAGATGGACGCGCAGATCGGTGACCGTGCGGCCCTCCCACTGGCGGTGCTCCTGGAGGTGCTTGAGGACGGTCCGCAGGTGCACTCCGGAGCCGGTGCCCATGAGGTCCAACAGGAGGGTGCGGACGGCCTCCGCGCCGGCCTCCGCCGAGGGGGTCTGCGGGGTCTGTTCGGCGGGCTTCGGCGGGGGCTTGCCCGCGCGCCAGGACGCGATGGTCCACCAGCCGGTGAGCAGCCACATCAGGGACGGCAGGGCGCGCACGAGGCGGGCGAGGACGTACACGCCGAGGGCGAGCAGGGCGATCCGTACGAAGATGCCGAGGGCTCCGCGCCAGCCGGTCAGGTCGGCGCGGCGGCCCCGGGCGCACCATGCTGCTGCGCGGGTGCCCAGGCGTCGGGCGTACGTGCGGGAGCCGACGGAGAGGCGTCCTGCAGCGTGGGAGAGCCGGGTCACAGGATGCCCGAGCCCTCGAAGAGGGCGCGGACGCCGTCGCCGGTGGCGTTGAGGGCGCTGGGGAGCCAGGCGAGGGCGCCGGCCATGCCTGCGGTGAGGCAGAGGGTGCTGCCGACGTAGGCGCCGCCGAGGATGCGCTTCTTGTCCTTCTTACCTGCGGCTTTGTAGGAGAGGACGGTGAGGGTGACGGCGATGACGACGACGAACGCGCCGGTCGCGCCGAGGCCGACGAGCTGGCCGGAGGTCAGGCCGGAGGAGGAGTCGGCGCCGGTGAGTGCCTGTCCGGCTCGCTCGCCTGCCCCGTTGCCGAGGGTGCCGGAGCGGGCGTGGGCCCAGCCGAGGACGCCGCCGGGGCAGGCCGCGGCGCACGCGGCGGCGGCGAAGCCCTTCCCGAACGACGAGAGCTGCTTCATCTCGCGGGGTCCGGTCCACCAGGGGTACAGGTTCGCGGTGAGGATGATCAGGGCGGCGAGGAGGCCGCCGAGGGTGAGGGTGGTCGTGGCGGTCACAGGTGTACTCCGGTGAGCAGGAGGAACGGGTCCCACCAGTGCAGGACGCCGAACGCGCCCAGCGAGCTGGTGACGAGGAGGACGCGGGGCAGCCAGCGGCCCGTGTGCCGGTCCAGGGCCCAGGCGGCGGCGAGCGCGACGGCCGCGATGACGTAGGCGGCGCCGACGCCGGCCTCGGTGCGGGCCTGGTAGACGGTGTGGGACCAGATGCCGACGGGGCTCTGCCCGGCGGCCCAGGGCAGGAGCGCGGCGAGGATCGCCGAGATCATGCGCCAGGTGACCAGCCAGTCCCACAGGCGGGCGAGGAGACCGGGCTCCGGCTCGGGCTCGGCGGGCGCCACCAGGTCGACGGTGACGCGGACCTCGATCGGCCCGGGTGCAGGCGCAGGGGGCCACGGTGCGGACGGCGGTAGGGCGGGTGGGGCCGGTGGTGGGGGTGGCGGGGTGCGCCAGGGCGGTGCCTCGCCGGGTGCCGGCGGCCGGGAGGGCAGCGGGGCACCGGCCGGGATGATCCGGGTGGGGGTGATGGGGCGGCGGTCGCCGGTCATGGGAGTCCTCTGGGGCGTGTGGTGGGAGTGGCCGAGGGGGCGGGCGCCGAGCCGGGCCAGGAGGTAGCGCGTACGGCGCTCGTCGGGGCCCGGCTCACGGCTCACGGGTAGAACCCGGTGCCTTTGCCGACACGAATGCGCGCCTCCTTGAGCCGGCGGCCGGCGGTGGCCTCGCTGACCCCGAGTAGTTCAGCCGCGGTGGTCTTGGTGAACTGATCGCCGTTCCTGAGCCGGGAGGCGAGCGTGGTGATCTGCTGTTGGATCTCGTCGCTCCCGGTCGAGTCCGGCTCACCGGGCGGCTCAGGGTCGGGCTCACGGCTCGGCTCAGGCTCACCAGCGGGCTCACCGGACGGCTCACGGCTCGGCTCAGGGCTCACCGGGCGGCTCACGGGCTCAGATGCCTGCGGCTCACGGGGAAGCGTGGGCGCGACGGTGTGAGCCGGGCCGACTGCTGTACGGCGAGCGGCGGTCTCGATCGCGAGCCAGGCCGCGTCGGCCTCGAGCTGGTCGCGGGTCACGGCGGGGGCCGGCGTCGGGGCGGCGGTGAGGGCGGGCTGTGGGGTCGGATCGGCCGTGGCTGAGACGGGCTCGGGGGTGTCCTGGGCGAACGCGCGCAGCCCGGCGAGGACCGCCTCCCCCGTAGCCGGGTTGTCCGTACGGGGTGGTGCGTGGGTCGGCTCAGGGTTCGGCTCACCGGGCGCCGGGTGAGCCGGGGGCCCGGGGGGCGGGGTCGGAAGGGTGATCTCAATGGCGGCCGCAGCGTGCTCGCCGAACGACTGCGCGGGCTGGGCTCGCGGACCCGGCTCAGGGCGGAGCTCATGAGCCGGGCCGTCCGGCTCACGGCTCACGGATGCCGGGCTCACCGGCTCACCGCCGGGCTCACGGCTCACCGGGGGCAGCTCAGGCCGCGCCGGGGCTGAGCCGAGCGTCCCGGCAGGCTCGGCGGCCGCGCCGACGGCGACCGGAGTGTGAGCCGGGGTGTGCTCGATGTCGAGGACGCCGGCCACGGGGGCCAGGGCGCGTCCGTAGCGGGTCAGCCGCAAGGCCATGACCGCCGAGACGGGGGCCTTGCTGCGCCAGCGGCGGCCGTACCGGGCACGCAGCCGGGCTTTCTCGATGCGCCGGTCCTGCTCCAGCCGGATCACGTGGTCGTAGGAGCGCAGCTCCCACAACTTCATGCGCCGCCACAGCCGGAACGTGCTGACGGGGTCAAGGAACCAGCGGCTCAGACGGACGGCGTCCATGTGACGGCCGACCGTGATGGCGGCGGTCCGGCCGATGGCGTGCCGGGCGGCCTCGACGACGACCACGAACAGGACGGGGATGACGGCGTGCATGCCGGTGCCGACCGGGTCGGGCCAGGCGGCGGCCGCGTTGAACGCGATCGTGGCGGCCGTGAGAAGCCATGCGGTGTGGCGGAGCAGGGGGAAGGGGATGCGCTGCCAGGTGAGGAGGAGGTCGAGGGCCAGGAGGACGAGGATCCCGGCGTCGATGCCGATGGGGAAGGCGTGCGCGAAGGTGCCGAAGCCCTTGGCCTGGGCGAGTCGGCGTACGGCGGCGTAGGAGCCGATGAAGCCGATGGCGGCGATGGTGGCGGCTCCGACGCCGACGGCGACGATGAGCCGGCGCTGCAGGCGGGTGAGTGTGGGGCGGTCGCCGTGGGGCGTCGTCACGGTGCTCCTCCAGGAGCAGGGAGGGCCGCGCCCCGGCCGGGGGTGGTACCGGGGCGCGGCGGTCGGCGGTTCAGGCGGGGTCGATGTTCCGGGTGGCCTCGGCGGCCTCGGCCGCGAGTGCGGTCAGCTCCCGGCTCATGGGCGGCGCGTCGCCGGCGTGGCGCTGGGTCTCGGCCTTGGAGAAGTCGTCGGCGCAGCGGGCGAGGAGTTCGGTGGCGCCGACGCGGTGGTCGGGGTCGGCTGGCTCCTGGCGTAGGGCGGGCTGGCTCTGGGTGCCGGGGTCGGTCCAGGCGCCGCACTTGCCGCAGACGTACTGGCCGCCGTCGTAGCGCATGGGCCGTCCGCAGCAGGTCTGGCTCATAGCGGCGCCCCCGAGGGTGTCCATGGTCTTGGCGGCCTGGCGGAGGCGGAGGGCGTACTCGCCGCGGGTGACCGGGGCGGGCCGGTCTGGGAGAGCCCGGTACATGCGCTGCATGCTGTCGCGGGAGACGACGTCGGGCAGGGTGCGCAGGATGGCGTCACCGGCGATGTCGATGGCGCGCTCGAGGTCAACGCCGGTCAGCGGCTGGGGGGCGTCCATCTCGAGGAGGCACGCGGTGGTGATGAGCATCTGGGCGGCGTAGGAGGGCTGGTTGAGGAGGACGTCGAGGGCTACGTCGACGGGGTCGGGCTGGGTAAGGTCAGGCACGGACCTGCTCCCTTTCGTTCGCTTCAGGACGGGTCCACCCCTCGGCCCGGAGGTGCAACTCCATGTGGGCCGGGGGGTTTTCCGTTGTTGCCAGATCGAGCGTAGCGACTTCCTAGCCATATAGCTAGGAAGTGCGGGAAGATGGTGCCATGCCCGAGGCTGAAGGAGGGCCGGAGTTGCTGTCGTTGAGTGAGGTCGCGCGCCGCGTGGTGGCCGAGGGGATCGAAACCCGGATGAGCCATCAGCGCGTGTCGCAGCTGTCGCGCGAGGACCCGGCCTTCCCACCGGTCGTCCTGGTCGGCCGGTCGAAGGTCGTGGACTGGCGGCTCGCCGGGCCGTACTTCAAGGCCCGCGTGAAGAGGCAGGGACAACGGACCGACATCAAGCCGGACGAGAGGGAGCCCAACGAGGCGTAGCGCCAGGACGCGGACGAGCCCCGCCACCCCAGTCGAGTTGGGGTGGCGGGGCTCTGGCGTGTCCGGGGGCACACGCTACGCCGTGATGGCGGGGCATGTCAGGCGGCCGCCGCCTGCAGGCCGTCGGGTGCGGCCTGGTTGCCGGGCTGGAAGTGGCGCAGGGCGAGCCACCGGTCCGGCGGGTACACGCACAGGCACCACTCGCACTGCACGGCCGTGCGCATGTCCGCGAAGATCTTGGCGCCACAGATGACGCCGGAGGGGTCGACGGCGATGCAGTGGCCGAGGAACGTCGGCTTCGGCCGGTCCAGGCCGTGTCCGGGCTGGACGACACGGTGCACGCGCTGAAAGAGCCGGCGGATGTCCCATCCGAACGCCTCGCCCGCGTACCAGCGGGAGATCCAGTCGAGGTGGCGGTCCAGGTCGCCGGCCGCGATCCAGATGCGGTTGCCGAGGCTGGCCGCACGCTCCGGCTGCGCCCAGCCACGCGTCTCGTACAGGGCGGTGCGCCAGTCTTCCAGGACGCCGACGATGCCGCCCTCGGCGCGCAGGTCCAGGACCTCGCTGTCCAGGGGGAGGGGGGCTTCGGCGAGGCGGACGCGGCCGCCGTACTGAGCGCTGCCGGTGGTGCCGGGGGTGAGCCAGGACTCCAGCGATGCCCACAGTCGGGGAAGGCGGGTGAGGCGTTCGTGGGTGGCGCGGGTGCAGCTGGCGCAGAGGCTGCCGTACTCGATCTCGCGGGTGTCACACAGGGTGCAGATCATCGTGCTCCCCTTCCTGCAGATGGTGCGTGGGGTCGTCGGGCCACTCGATGTGGCCGCCTCCGTAGCCGCGGATGAGGTCCGCGGTGGTGGGGGCGGCCGAGGTCAGCCCGTACTCGGGGTCGTCGATCGCGACAGCCCAGCCGTCGGCCGTCTCGAAGCCGTCCAGCACCTGGTGGGGCAGGTGCAGACGGAACGGCCGGGACTCGGTCACGGGGCGGCGGGTGGGGTCTCGTGCGAGGCGTCCGGTGGGGCGGAGGTCGGTCGGGCGTGGATGACGCCTGGGCGGATCGACTCGTCCCGCACAAGCGGGAGGGAGAAAGCGCTCCACGCGGAGAGGAGTTCGGGAGCCGCGCGGGGCTCAACTGCCTTGGGCCGGAGGATGTCCTCCAGCTGGGCGAGCGTGTTCGGTTCGGCGGCGATCTCCTGCACCGGGTCCGTGCGGAAGAAGTAGAGCTTCATCGGGGCCTCCTCGACGGCGGGCCGTACGGCGACTGCCAGGCCGGCCGGTCGTCGGACGTGAGAACCGGCGGCGGCTGCTCGGACATAGGGGCAGGGGCCTGCGTGACGTCGGGGAGCCAGTGGCCCATCCGCACCTTGGGCTGGTAGAGCGGCTCGCGGGCGAGGTGCGGCCCGAGGATCTCCAGGGCGCGCTCGATCGGCGTCGGCCTGTAAGGCTCGGTGAGCGACGCGAGCAGCCCGCGGGGTTCCCAGGTGTCGAAGCCGTCGAGGAACTGGGCCAGGGACTCCTGGTAGCGGCGGGCGGCCTCCTCGGCGTAGGCGGCTGCGACGAGGCGCTCGATGAAGTCCTGGAAGTGCGTCGAGAGTTCCTCGGGCGGGCTGTCCTCCTCCAGTTCGACGCGGGTGACGCCCTCCACCGGCTCCCATCCGCCGTCTTCACGGGCGAGCCAGACGTGCGTGAACTCTCCGAATTCCAGTCCCATGTCAGGCCTCCCCGGTGGTCTGTTTGGCGCGCTTGCGGGCGTGGCGGATGCAGGAGCAGCGACGCGGACAGGCCCACCGGACGTGCCTGTTGCGGTGTTTGCCCCACCAGTGCCGGCCCCGGCCGCATGCGACGTCGTGGATGACGGCGTCTGGGGTGCAGACCTCTGCCTGGGACCAGCAGTGAGGGGAGTCGCGAGGGTCGTCGGTGATCTGGGCCTGGGCCATGGGTTAGTCCTTCGTGGACGGGTTGAGGAGGGCGGCGTGCAGCTCGGCGAGGCGGTGGTCCCACCAGCGGTTGATGAGCGTGCCGAGGGGCGGTGGCCCGGCCTTGACCCAGTGCTCGTACAGGGCGATGACGCGTTGTACGTCGGCGTCGGACATGCGGCCGAGCGTGGCGGTGATGCGGGCGGCGGGGAGGACCGCGGCGAGCACGGCGGCCGTGATGTCGTTGACCACCTGGTCGTGTTCGACGGTGAGGTTGTGCTCCGGCCACTGCAGGAGGATGCGGCGGACGGGGTCGGCGATCTGTTCGCGGAGCCCAGGCGTCTCGATCTCGTCGTGTGGCGGGCGGAGCACCTCGACGTCGTGTGCCGTTCCGGCCGGGCGGTTGCCGTACTTCGCGATCCACTCCTCTTGCACGCGGCTGGGAGCCGCGGTGGTGGGGGTGAGGCGTTTGGCGGCTGCGCGGGTGGACATGGCGGTCAGGTCGCCGTCGGGCCAGCGGAGGAGGGTCCATCCGGGCTCGGGGTAGACGTCGCCGTCGGATGTCTGCAGGACGAGCTGGTGGCCGTCGAAGCGGTGGGTGTCCTCTCCCAGCCACTTGATGAGGTTGGGGTCGTCGGTGCCGTTCCAGATACGGGTGTCGACGACAGCGGGCACGGTGTGCTGCAGCACGGTCAGCCGTCCTTGCGGTAGTTGACGGAGAAGCCGGGCAGGCCGAGGCCGAAGTCCGGGTCGGCGGAGGCCGGGCGGAGTGGGGCGCGGAGTTCGGTCTCGTCGACGCTGCACATGGGCTGACGGGGTGAGAGGCCGGCCGGGACGCCAGTCCAGCGGAAGGGCTCGCCGCAGTGCCGGCAGTTGACCCTGATCTCGGCCGTGTAGCCAATCACGGTGGGGTCGTTGTCGCCTGCGGCGATGCGGGCGACGCCGACGAAGGCGTCGAAGTCCTCATGCGTGCATGGCCGGTCGGGGTCGATGCGGGGCTGGACGCTGTCCGGGTCGATGGTCAGGTTGCTGTGTCCCCAGCGGGGTGCGCCGCCGTGGGTGACCTTGTTCCAGCCGGAGCCGTCCTCGTTGTCGATGTAGAACGTCTGGTCCCCGTACGTGACCTCGACGACGTCGCGGCGTGTGCCGACGAGATGGCGGGCCCAGTACTGGGGGAAGACGCCGTTGTCGGCGACGATCGCGGTGACGCGGCGGGCCTGGCAGGGCTCGCCGTTCCAGCGTGTGTCCTGTCGTTCGCTCATGCGGCCTGGTCCTCCTTGAGTGATGCTTCGTTGACGGGTGTGCCGTAGCCGGTGGGGATGCTGAGGGCCTGGCAGCAGGGGGTGCAGCGGCGGCGGCCGAGGCGGGAAAAGAGGCCGGGCAGCTCCCAGCCGCGGCGGAGTCTGCAGGCGGCGCGCGCGGGAACCAGCTGGCCCTCGTCGATGGCCGTGCGTAGCTGCTCGGGGGTGATGGCGGGTCCGGCGATGGCGTGGAGGCGCCGCCACTTGCCGCAGGTCAGCCACCAGTGCCCGGCGTTCTCGTCGATGGGGTGGGCTGTCATGCCGGACCCCCGGGCCGGTGGAAGGCGGCCGAGAGTGCGGCGAAGGCGTGCTCCTCGGCGGTGGTGAGGGTGGTGCGTGCTGCGGTCGGCCGGGTGCAGTCGGGGCCATGGACCTCGCCGTCCGTGTGTCGCCAGAACGAGCAGCAGGGAGGCGGTAGTTCGACGGGGGAGGTCTCGTCGTTGAGTCGCTCCAGTCGCTGCTGTACGGCCTGCTCGCGCCGGGCCTGGGTGTAGCAGCGGCGGGAGAGGGCGCCGAAGAGGTATGCGGTGAAGAGGCCGAAGAGGCCCAGCCACCAGGTGTGGAGGGCGGTACCCAAGGCCCCGGCGGTGAGGAGCGCGGCGGCGGCCGCGCTGGCGTGGGCGTACATGCGGGTGGTCATGGGCTGACCCGGATGATGGCGATGGGGGTGTTGGCGGCGAGCGCCTGGTGGAGTTGACGGAGGCGGAGGAAGGCGCGGGCGTCGCGGCGGCCGAGGCGTCCGCGAGTGGAGGCGGGCAGGGCGCGCCAGCAGGCGCGGCACAGGTACTGGCCGTGGTTGCGGCGGCCGGCGGTGCAGCCGGGGCACTTGGGTGTGTTCATCGGCGCGGCTCCAGGAATGCGAAGTCGCGGGTCTTGATCTTGGCCATGGGGCCGTCGGGGTGGTGGAAGACGAGGCCTTCCCACCTGTGCCGGCGCAGGAAGTCGGAGATCTCGTCGTACGTCCGGTCGTCGAATTCGACGCGCTCGGCGGTCGCGTGCCGGATGAGCGTGTGCCGCTCCAGCCCTTCCGGGTTGCCGTTGATCTTCGGCCCGCACAGTTCGTACGTACCGCTCGGCCACTGGCTTCGGATCTCGCGGGCCTCGGCGAGGTACTTGATGAACGACGACTGCCCGGCGGGCTCCCAGCCGACGGTCTTGCCTGTCCTCTGGTCGTGCTGGACGGCCTGGTATCCGGGCGGGGTGCTCTTGCCGGGCTTGACCTCGCGGCGCGCCCACCAGGCGCCGGAGTCGTCGAGGAGGATGCACGTGCCGTCGTACTTGCGGGTAGCAAGGCCGTGGCCTTCGAGGACCCACTCGCAGCCGGGTGTGACTTCGGGCAGGACGTGGCGGCGGTCGTCGGGGTTGCGGACGAAGAGCGTCGGGATCTTGTTCATCGGTTCCTCCGGCGGTCACGGCGGGTGAGGTAGGCGATGGAGAGGGCGGCGATCAGGAAGGTGAGCGGGCAGGCGGCGCCGACGTCCTCGGCGCCGCTGATGGCCAGGGAGATCACGTGGTCCTCCCGAGGAGTTCGCGGGCCAGTTCGATGGCCGCTGCGGAGGGCCGACCGGGCCCCGTGGCCAGCCACTCGACGGCGTCGGGGTGGTCGCAGCTGCCCCAGATCTGCGCGGCCGCGCGTGTGGTGGCCGCGCGCCACTTGATCTGTTCGGTCAGCCACCGGCTCAGGGCGCGTGCGACGGTGGGCGGGATGGCGCCGCCCGGGGTCAGCAGATCCCCCACACGCGGGGCGGTGTCGAGGAGTTCCACGGCCAGGCCGAGGAGCTGCTCACCAGTCGGCTCGCCGCCGGCGCACTGGGCGATGCAGTCCGGGGTGCCGTGACCGGGGCAGTCCTCCTTGTGGGAGAAGCCGGCGCGGTGGATGTCGCAGCTGAGCCACTCCGGGGCATGCGCAGGCACGCGCAGGGGGTGTCGGCAGACGCGGGCGGTCGGGTCTCCTTGCCCGGCCGGTCCGCTGTGGCGGTGGACAGGCGCAGCGGCCGACACGCTTTCGGCGGTGTGGTCAGCGGCGGCGGGTTGGGTGTCGGCGCGGTGGTCGAGGGCCTGGATCCATCCGGTCGCGTACGCGGCCAGGTCGACGAGCGCGGCCCGCAGGTCGGGATGCCTGCACTCGGCGAACACCCCGGCTGCGGCGGCGCGTACGACGTGGAGCCAGTCCAGGTGGCCGAACTCGGCGGCCTGGTCGCGCGCCATCTGGGCCACGTCGGCGTCGATGGTCTCGGGGTGCTGGCCGGTGCCGTCCGGCAGGCGGTGTTCGTCGCCGCCGAACGCGGTGCGCTGGCGGCCCCGCCGGACCGCGATCTCGCTGAGGACACCCTGCAGGCCGGGGCGCGGCGCCCACTGGTCCGAGATGTGACGCAGGGCCTGCGCGACCTGGTGCTGGTCGGTGCCTTCCGTGGCCGCCGCTTCCAGGAGCACGGTGCCCTGCTTGGGGCCCGGGCGGAGGATGACGTACGCGATAGCCTCGCGGCCGTCCACCACAACCATCCGTGCCTCGGCGCTGCTCTCGTCAGTGCTGCTCAAGGGGTGTTCTCCTGCTCTTCCAGGGGGAGCTGGCCGTCCGTGGACGGCGGGGGCTGGTTGAGCGCGCGGCGTACGGCGGCCGCGCTGGGCCGGACGGTCCGGCCGAGCAGGGCCCGCATCACTGCGCGCTGGTCGGGGCGGAGCTTGCGCCAGCAGCGGCCCCCGATCCGCCGGCCCATGGAGGCCTTGGAGCGGATGGGCTTGTGGCAGGCCTGGCACTCGACGGGATCTCTCATGGGATGGCTCCGAGCGGGTCCGGTGCGGGCTGGGGCGGGTAGTTGTCGATCGGGATCGGGACGGTTTCGACGAGGCGGGTGCGGCCGCGCACGGTGATCACCTGGGCCCCGTTCTGCAGGGCCTCGAGCAGCTCGGCGTCCTCGGGGTCGTACTCGCCGCAGACCTCGAGGTCGTCCAGGTCGTCCAGGTCGCGTTCGAGACAGGCGCAGTAGCCGTCCTCGCAGCCGCCGTACGGGCAGTCCACGAAGAACGGGAGCTGGATGGTCATGCCGCCTCACCTCGCGGTCCCGGGCGGGGCGGTGTCTTGGCATGGCGGCGGATGGCAGCGCCGACGACGAACCCGGACAGGGCGTCGCTGAGGTCGGCCAGATGGGCGGCCTGCTCGTCTGCGCTGCAGGGCGTGATGTGGGCGGGCAGTGCCGGGCGGGCTCCGCCGAACTGCCCTGTCGGGGTGTCCTCCGCGGGCATCTCGTGCGTCTCGGCCGTGTTCACGCTCCACCCCCAGCCGCCGGGAGGCTGCGCCTGGTGGAGCGCATCGGCTCGTCGGTGAGGTGAGGGCCGGCCATACAGCCCGGCTCACGGCAGTCGGACAGCGTGTAGCCGACCGGGGCACGCCCGTGGTGTGCGGTGAAGGCCACGCGGCGGGCGTTGTGGCTGCGGCCCTCGGCGAACAGCTGGGGCATACGGCCGCAGTAGGGGCCGGTCCAACGGACGTGGCCCTGGCCGTAGGTCTCGGTGTAGAGGGCGAGGGTCTGGGCGACCGTGCGGGAGGGGTTCGGCCGAACGGCCTTCGGGATGTTCCAGTCCAGCCGGATGAGCCGGATCGTCGGTGCGCTGAGCCCCACCTCAGCGGTGATCTCGGCGCAGGTGGCGCCCTGCAGGAGCAGGACGGCGACCTGCTGCTCGAGGCGGGCCTTGTCCTCCGGCGTGTACCGGTAGCCGGGCCCGACGGGCAGCGGGATCTTGTAGGCCTTGCGGGTGGCCGAGACGACGTGAGCGGACACACCGAGCTGCCGCATGACGGTGTCGTACGTCGCCCCCTGGTACAGCAGTTCGGCGACGTCGGCGCGGGGGTGTTCTTTCCTCATCGCAGTCCCCTCTGCGGCTGTCCCCAGAGCGGGGCCTGCACGGTGGGCCTACGCCGCGCGGGGCGGGAGGTCTGGGTGGGCGGCTGCGGGCTGCTGGGGGCGCAGCTGGAGAAGTGGCTGACGGCCTTCCATTCCAGGAGGGCGGGGACGCAGTCGGGCTCCTCGCGGGTGAACTCGCGGACGACCAGGCCGCCGAGGCCGGTGGTGCGGGCGGCGAGTCCGCCGGCCGGGGACGGCAGCGCGTTGATCGGGGTGCGCTCACCGGGCCGGGGGCCGCTGGCCCAGCGGATGAGAGCGCCGCACCGGTTGCATGGGGTGGTGCCTCGGGTGGGGTGCGGTGTGGTCGGCATCAGGTCTCCTCTCCGCGCTGCTCGGCGGCGGCGGTGCGGGCGTCGTGTGGGGCGCGGCGGCGGCCGGCCTTGCTGGTGCAGGGCTGGCCCTCCTGGGCGACGCAGCCCTCCTGGGGGCAGGCGATGGCGAGCGCCCCGGTGGTCGTGGTCCGGCCGAGCTGGGCTCGGATCTGGTCGGGCATGTAGCCGCGGTCGGGCATGGGCGCCTCCTCCAACGGGCGGGCACACGGACGGGGTTGAGGGGGCCGGGGCGGGGTGGCGCCGACGGCTGCGGGGAGGTGGCCGTACTGGTCGCGCAGAAGCGGGGCCGCGCGCAGTACGCCGTAGCGGTGCAGCGCGGCCGCCGGTCCGTGGGTGGCGGCGACGGCCAGGACGTCGGCGTCGCTGGCCGCCGCGCGCTGCCGGTACGTGGCCTTCGCGGGCAGCTGCTCGCCCTCGGCCTGGCGGTGAGCGCGGAGCTCGGCGAGCCGGTCGTTCAGCTCGCGGGCGCGCCGCCAGTGCTCGCTGGTCGCCTGCCGGTTGACCGTGCAGGACTCGCACGTGGCGCCGGTCGGCCAGAGTCGGCCGTCCTCGCACAGCGGCTGGCCGCAGCCGCGGTGGACGACGCCGACGGCGAGGAGCCAGGCGGCGATGTCGCGGATGGGTCCGGCGTCGCGGTAGCGGGTGGCGATCCGGGCGGCCATCCGCTCCGGCGTCATCAGCGTGGTGGCGCCCTGGTCGAGCTGGCGGCCGATCTCGCGGGCTACCTTCCGCAGCAGGAAGCGGTTGGTGTCCGGCTGCTGCAGGAGGTGGCGGACGGGGGCAAGGCTGACGTGGATGCGCTCGGTCCAGCGCAACTCCGGTCCGCTGTACGCCTGTCCGGTCGACGGCTGCTGGGTGGGGCGGGTGCCGCGCGGAGCGCGAGAGACGCCGGGCCCGAACGTGCCGTCGGTCAACTCGCTCGCGTCGACCGGGGGCTTACCTACGGTCACTCGCCTACGGCGGGAACCACCATCCTCCTGGGGCGCAGCAACAACGTCAGTGGGAACCCCGGTGTATTCCTTGATCGCGAGGGATCCGCCATCGGTGGCCGGACCGGATCCGCCATGGTTGTCCGCACTCGCCTCACCGTGCTGGCCTGACGCGGCCGGGGCCTCGACGTCCACCGCGGTCACGGGGGTGTCGAGGTCGAGGGCGAGCTGCTCGGCGAGGATCGGGTGGGAGTTCACGGCCACGGTGTGGCGGCCCTGGTGGCCGGTGCGGTGGCCGACGCTGACCCAGCCGGTGGCCTCCAGGTCGTGGATGATGCGGCGCGCGGTCCGCTCGGACAGGGGCTTGCCCGGGGTCTTGCCGTGGTGGTGGAACAGTTCGCCCGCCAGCTCGGCGGCGGTGGGCTGATAGCCCGGGCTGTACTTGGCGGTGTGCGCCATCAGCAGCGCGGCACGCAGGCGGCGCGGCTCGAGGGCGTCGCACATCGCCACGGCGACCGTGACGTACCGCTCGGCGTCGACGACGGACCGGACCTGACGGATCGCGGTGCGCCCCTTGCCGGACTTGCGGGTCATGCGGCGGGTGGAGAACTCCGGCAGCCCGCCGTCCGGGCCCGGGTGCCGGCCCTCGGTGAGAGCGCGCTGGAAGTCGCGCAGGGACAGGCCGCAGAAGCGGGCCATCTCGGTGACGTGGGCGTTGCAGTGCTCGGGGTTGGTGTCGACGTCGAGGGCGGCCATCTTGGCCCACGCCTTGATGAACGCGTCGGAGTAGTGGGGGCCGCGGTAGATGCGCTCGGGGATCTCGACGGTCTGGACGGCGCGGCGCTGCGGGCGGCGGGGCCTGACCCGGGCCACGCCACCGGCCCCGCCACGGATGTGGCGGGGCTCGGCGGCGGTGGCACGGGCAGCGGTCATCGGTCAGGCGCGGCCGGTGCAGGCGGTCAGGACCAGCTCGGCCGTGGTGAGAGCGGCGCCCAGGAGGAGCAGGGCGCGGTATGCCCGCCGACGGGGGCGGCTCACTGGTCACCGCCGGTGGCGTGGGCGATGTACTGGGCGCGTTCGGCGGCGTATGCGGCGCGTTCGGCGCGGGCCGGCTCGAGGAGGAAGGAGGGGATGGCGAGGAACAGTCCGGGCTGGCCGTTGTACGAGCCCCGGGTGAGGAGGCGGGTGTAGAGCCAGCCGCGCTGGGTCAGGACGTGCAGCTGCACCTGGACCTGACCGGTCGTGAGGCCGGTGTCCTCGGCCAGCTGCTCGATGTCGGGACGGTTGCGGCTGTTGACCAGGCCGGATTTGTAATGGGCGTAGCCGAGGAGGGTGAGCGCGACGAGGCGGGCCTCAGGGTGCATGCGGCTCATGCGCAGGGCGCGAGGGAAGAGGCTGCGCAGGTTCTCGTCGCCCTTCAGCTGACCCGGGGCGATGGATTCAGCCGGGGTCCGAGCGGGCTGCGTGTCCGCCGCGGGCGGCAGGCTCGGGGCCGCGGCGGGGGCCGGAGTGGTGGGCTTGGGCGGGGTGCGGCGGGGGCCCATGGTGGCGGGCGACGGGCGCGGAGTGGTCGGGCAAGTCATAGGTTCAGGTCCTTCCGGTGGTCGACCGCCTCCTGGGCGGCTCGGTAGGCGGCGGGGGTGGAGCGGCGTTTGCCGGACGCGATCGCGCGGTCGTCGGCGAGCGCGGAGGCGGACTGCGGGCTGAGGGGGAGTTCGCTGGGCGGGCGGCCGTATCCGGGCGGGGGTTCGGGTTTCCCGGCGAGGGCGTTGGGGGTGTGGAGGGGGCAGCGGAGGCCTTGGATGTAGGGGCGGATGCCGTCCACGGCCCGGCAGTGACGGCGCTCGGATCCGATCCAGTGCCGGCACTCCGGGCCGGGACGGTCCTCGCTCACCCCTCGGCGTCCTTGGCGGGGGTCGCGGTCGGCGTCGGGCTCCCAGGGCACGGCGGCACCGGACTCCGGCCCAGTGCCGGGCTCCTCGATGTACGCGGCCAGCTCGACCAGGGCGCGGTCGCCGCCGTCCGCCGACAGCGTCAGCTCCGTGCGCGGCGGCCTCCACCCGCGCGGCCCCTGGCGCGCCGGGTACCGGAACTCCTGGACTTCCTCCGCGCCCAGCACGCCGGCCCATCCGGCCATCGCGGCGCGGGCCTGGTCGACGGGCAGCCCGTCCAGGCGTCCCTTCGCCATGCCGCCGCCCGCGGCCGGACCGTTGTAGACCGGCCCGAAGGTCCACGGGACCGGTGCCAGGCTGGTGTTGGCTTCCTGCAGTTCGGTCACCAGGCGCAGCGCGGGCTGCGCCTGGTACGCGGCGGCGGTCAGCGCCGCGGCCTTGTGGTTCAGCCACGCGGTCTCGGCGAGCGAGCTGTAGGTGTGCGTGGTCTCATCGCGCCAGCCGCAGGAACAGCCAGCGGTGTGGGAGCTGTAGAAGCGGTACCAGCCGCGGACCACCATGTCCGCGTGAGTGATCTTCCGCCCGTGGCCGCGGACCGGGCCGATCGCGTCGAGGGTGCGCCACACCCGGACCACGTCGCGCGGGTAATCAGTACGGCGGGCCGTCGGCGGGTGCGGTGGGGTGTAGGCGGAGAGGGCCTCGGGCGGGTCTCCGGCCAGGTCCCACTGGCCGGTGCGCTGGACGATCTCCCGTACCCGCATGCGTCCGCCGAGGTGGTCGGTGATGTCACCGAGTCGTACGTCCCGCACCGGCAGGGCGAGGACTACGAACTGCTCGGTCATGAGGCTCCGTTCAGGGCTTGGGGCCGGTCGGGTGGGACGAGGTGTCAGGTCACGTCCCGCCCGACCGGCGGTATGGGGGCGGGTCAGGCCGCATCCGGGGCGGGGCGCTGGCGGGGGGTGCCGCAGCCGGGGCAGGTGGCGGTTCCGTCGCCGTCGTCCTCGTGCTCGGTGGCCCCTGGGCAGGTGCCCTCGCACTCGGCGGGCGGGGCCGCCGGGTCATCGGTGTGGAAGCCGGTGTAGGCGCCGGCCGTACGGCGGTTGCGCAGGTGCGGGGTGCCGGACGCGAAGGCGATGGCGGCGGCCAGGCCGAGGAGGGCGGCGGCGATCTGGGCGCTCTGGGTCACGGCCGTGCTCCTTCGCGGTGGGCGGGGCGGCAGGGGATGTGGTCGAGCCAGTCGGCTCGGCCGGTGCTGCCGCCGAGGTAGGACCAGGTGAGGACGGAGCCGCGAGGGTTGGCCTTGGGGCGGGTGGCGACGGTGAACCAGTCCCCGGTGGGCTGGCGGACCTGGTCGCCGGGCCGGAGGTCAAGGACGGGGCAGGTCGGCAGGCTGCTCACCGCACCTCCGTATTGGTGTGGTGCTCCCAGGGGCCGACGAACGTGTCGAGGCTGGCGTCCGGAGTGGTGGTGCCGAAGCGCTTGCCGCACTGGCAGGTGCCGTGGAGTTCGCAGTCGCCGTACTGGACGACCAGGGCGTGGCCGCCGCCGAGGGTTTCCCGGAAGTCCGGGTCGGGGTCGACGTCGTGGGGTTCGCGGTCGGCCTGGGCGAGCAGTTCGGCGGCGGCCTTGGGGGTGTGGCCGGCGGCCTGCAGGGTGGTGAGGATCTGGGCGCGAGCAGTGGACGCCGCCCCGGTCGGCTGGGCGCCGGCCGGGGTGTCCTTCTCCTCGCTGATCGTCAGCGCGCTGTCGATGGCCTCGGCCAGCTGCGGGATGGTGGCCGTCCAGTCGGGGTCCGTGCTACGGCCGAGCAGCTGCACGACACCCGCCCGGACCTCGTGCCCGACGTACGGGCGGCGGAGGTTCGGCTGGTGGAGGGCGGCGGCGATGACCGCGGCGCGCGCCGTCATCGGGCACCGCCACTGTGGCCGCCGGTGCGCAGGTCGGCGCGGGCACGGTCGATGGCCGCGCACCGGGTGCAGCCGGGGGCCGTGCAGGTGTGGAACAGCGGGACGTGGTCGCCGGGCCGGGATGTGCCGACGAGTCCGCCGTTCCAGACCTGGCGGGCCTGCTGCTGGGCCTTGCCGGTCTCGGCCATGCGAGGACGCTGAGCACGGGGACGGGCAGCCATCAGCCCTCACCGCCATCGGCCTCGTACCCGGAGACCGTCCACTGCTCCAAGGGCGCGTTCCAGACCACCGACCAGGCGTTGTGATCAGTGACGGTGCCGTCGATGTCGATGCCGATCGGCATACCGGCGGCGACGGCCGCGTTGAGGGCGGCGGCGATGTCCTGCCAGTACGACCGCTCGGTGCGGGGCACGGGGAACGCCGTGTCAGCGGGAAGCGTGCCGAACTCACGCAGCAGCCTGGCGACTTCGGCGCAGTCGGTGAGGCCACCGTCGAGGAGCGCCCGGCCGCGGTCCTCGAAGAGAGTGGCGGCCTGCTCGATGGCGGTGCGGGCGGCAGTCTCGGCTGCCCGTTGGGCGACGGGCAGGACGGCGTCGGTCAGGGTGCCGGCCTGGCCGAGGATCTCGACGGGCATGGTGTGCGGCACGGCGGCCGCGGCGATGAGCGCCTCGCCGAGCTGGTCGCGGAGGCTGGGCTGCTCCATCACGCGTCACCCGCCTGAGCGGACTGGTCCTGCTTGGCCCGCCAGGTGGCTGCCTCGTCCACGGTGAGCTGGTGGGTGGCGCGGAGTTCGACCTCGATGCCGTCGACCTCGGTGGCGGCGTTGACGTGACGGAAGACGAGGACGTGCGGGCTGGTTCCGCCGCGGGTCTGGTCCGTCACTTCCACGCCGAGGGTGCGGGCGATCTCTTCGAGGCTCTCGATCGTGTCGGCCTTGAGGCGGAGCTTGCCGTTGCTGGAGGCGTCGTCGTGGCCGAAGGTGTAGGCGGCGGTGATGGTGAGGCCGGGGTGTTCAGCGGTCAAGCGGCGGCCCAGCGTGGCCATGCGGGCGGTGCAGGTCTGCAGTGCCTCGAGTGCGGCGAGCGGGCCCGGCACGGCGTCCGCCTCGGCGGTCTCCGCCGGGGCCGGCTCCTCGTCCTGGTGGAGGATCAGGCCGAGGTCGAACAGGCTGTTCACCTTGTCGATTCGGTCGTGTCCGCAGGCCACGCACGGCCGGACCAGGTCGAAGGACACGTTCTCGGCTTCGTGGTCGATGCGGTAGCGCAGGTACTCGGGGAGACCCGGCACCAGGAAGGCGCGCGCCTCTTCCACCTGCTCGGGCAGGCCTTCAGCGGTGTACTGCCAGTCGAGGGAGGTGGCATCCGTGCAGAGCGTGCTGCCGGCGCAGGCCCGCGCCAGTCGCACGATTTCTCGCTGCGCCTCGACGGCGTACTCGGCGTCCTGCTCGGCCTGGGCTGCGGTGCCCTCGGTGTAGGTGGTGAGGGCGAGTTCGACGAGGTTCATACGGCTACCACCAGGGGCTGCTGCTGGGCGGGGTCGATGACACTGGCGACCCAGGCGGCGGCCTGGTCGACGGTGCGGTTGTCGCTGGTGCGGCGGGCCCAGGTGAGTCGGTACTCGCCGGGCTCGAGGCGCAGGCGCCGAGGGGGCGGGGTGGGGATGGCTCCGGCCCACCAGCGGAGTCGTCCGCCGGCGGTGTGGTGGCGGCCGATGGCGCCTACGCAGGCCTCGGGGGTGAGCCGGTCGAGGAGGGTGGTGGTGACGAGGTACTCGTGGGGCTGGTCGTCGAGGCCGGAGGGGCCGGGACCGTAGCCGTGGAGGACGGGGCGCCCGGGCCACAGGTAGAGGCCGGCCGTCTCGCGCGGGGGCTGGCCGTAGCCGAGGGCGGCGGTGGTGGTGGCGGTGCGGGTGAGGGATTCGCCGGTGATGAGGTGCGCGGTGTCGCAGGAGCGGCAGATGATGCGGACGGTGACGCGGTCGAGGCCGCCCTCGTGGGCGCAGTGCTGGTCGGGGCATCCGTGGCGGATCGCGGCGTCGGCCATGGGGCGGATGCCGAGGTCGTGGCGGACGTCGATGTCCCAGGCGGGGTTGGTGCAGGTGGTGGTGTGGGTGAGTTCGTCCCACCCGAAGTAGGTGTGCTCGATCATGCGGCGGTCCTCGGCTTGGCGTGGCGGGCGCGGTGGGCTTGGACGGTGGTGAGGTGGAGGGTTTCGCCGGTGCACGTGTGGGTGTGGGCGTGCGGGGCGGGGGTGGCCGGCCAGAGCGGCTCGGCCGGGACCGGGGCGGCGGGCTTGGGCGGCCGCTTCGTGGTCGGGGCGGTGTCGCTGGTGGCGTCGATCAGCAGCTTCAGCAGCCACAGGACGACGCCGGTGCCGAGGGCGGATCCGGTGATGACCAGCCATAAGGCCAGCCCGTCGGTCACCACGGGTGTCCGGCCGGGCGCACGGAGAGGAAGTCCTGCAGCCGGGTCGCAGAGTGGACGGCCTGGTTGTCGAGGAGTTCGCCGACGTTGGGGCCGCGGAGCTGGACGGTGATCTCGCCGTAGTGGCCGGTGCCGGAGACGACGGTGCCGTGCCGGAGGATCGAGCCGACGGCGAGCTTGCGGCGCCACCACCTCCAGCCGTGGAGGGACTGCGGCTGCACGGTCAGGGTGAGGTGCGTACGGGTGGGGACGTCGGTGGCGGTGACGTCCGGCTGGCGGCGCAGCTCGAGGGCGAGGAGCGCGGCCGGGGAGTCTTCCTCCACCTCGGGGTGGATGGACGACGTGCAGCCGTCGTACTCGGTGATGGTCCGGTCGGCGGGGCCGGCCTGGTCGGTGAGCGCGTACTCGACGGGCAGGATGTCCGCCAGCTCGGCGTCGGTGTCGGCGAGCATCGCCGTGAGGAACGGGGTCAGGTCCACGGCCAGGACCTCGACCTGGTGGTGGTCGAGCGGCAGGTCGCGGAGGGCGGTGATGGTGGTCACGGCTCCGTGGATCAGGTGCTGGTGGTCGCGGCTCACAGTTCACCGCCGGCGGCCGGGGGGCGGACGACCATGTGGCCGGGCTCCACGCGGGCGGCCGTGAGCGAGACCGTGTCGCCGTCGACGACGGTGGTGCCGGCCTCGACGGCGGGGACCAGGGCGACGACGCTCCCGCCGAGGGACGCGGCGTACCGGTCCATCGACTGGTCGTACAGGGCGGTCTCGTCCTGGGCGGCGGGGGCGGCGTCGCTGAGCGGCACCGGCTCGGCGTCCGTGTCAGGCTCGGCAGCGGCCGGAGGAGTAGCGCGGTCGACGGCGAGCAGCTGCTCGGCGGCTGCGGCCTCCTCCGGGTTGAGGACCGCCCAGGCCACGATCTGTACGCCGTCCACGCGGGGCCGGGTCTCGGCGAAGACGCCGTAGCCCAGGAGGTTCGGGACCAGCCCCCATGTGGAGTCGGCCCAGGAGGCGAGCGCGCGGACGCCGGAGACGTCGCCGCTCCAGAAGACGTTGACGCTGTACTCGCCCGTGATCTCCCGTCGGGCGCCGATGTCGCGGGGGCTGGTGGTCAGCTGGCCGATGATGACGCCGGCCATTGCGTGGGCCTGCAGCAGGGTTGCGCCGGGCGGCTCCGGCTCTCTGGCCTCGACGGGTGCAGTGGGCGTGGCGGGGTGGGTAGCCTGTTGCATGTGAACCTCATTGCGTTGTGGTGAGGCGATTTCTTCGGCGGGGTTGCGGGACCGGGCAGGGTCCGCGGCCCCGTTTCGCATGTGGGGTCAGGCGCTCCGACGCTGCGTGGTCTCGGAGAGCGGACGGACAGCGGTCATCTCGCTGATCTCGCGGATGTCACGCCCCGTGAAGGAGACCCGCTTCGCGCCATCGTTGTAAGGGATCTCTCGGGCGTACGCCTTGCGCCTCAGTTGGAGCGCTGACCAGGGAAGAAACCCGGCCGCCTCCTCGGGCGTGTAGTGGAAGAGCTCGCCCTCCGGGGTGCCCGGGTAGGGAACCTCGCGCGGCGGAACCTTTTCCTTGGCCGTGGTCGCGGCCATTTGTCCTCCCTGGGTGATGTCGTCGACCGGCACGGCCAGTGCTTTCGCCAGGCGGCTGAGGAGGGCCTCACCAGGGTCTTGAGTCACCCCTCGCTCGATTCGAGAGAGCGTTGCCGCTGAGCAGTGCGCGAGTTCAGCAAGATCACGCAGGCTCAGAGACTTGCCCTGGCGGATAGCCCGTATTGCCGTTCCGTTCGGTGCCACGTACAGAAACTACACATGGCACTGCACTCATGCAACACATATGGAGTACTTCTGGCGTCAGTAAGTAGGCGTGACGCTGCGTCAGCGGGGCGCTACCGGCGCACTTCTTCCGTCTGAAATGCAACACATCCGCCCCTAAAGTGCTGGTCACGGCCGTGCGCTGTTGCGTACGCGTAGGGCATGATGTGCGGCATGGCCACTAAGTGGACGCGCCTCGGCGAGAAACTGCGGGCGGCACGTACAGACCTCGGCATCGAGCAGCAGCAGATCGCCGTAGCCGTTGGCGTGACCCGGGGCGCAGTCGGGAACATCGAGCGTGGCTCCGTCGCGAGGATGACGCCGACCATCCGGGAGTACGCGCGCGTAGTCGGGTGGACGGACGATTCACCGGAGCGCGTGTTGGCTGGCCGCGAGCCGGTCCTCCGTGATGCCGACCCTCAGGACGCCGGTAGCGCTGAGGGGAACGGCGCCACGATGGACCTGGCGGTCGATGTGCAGGAGTCCCTGCGGCGCGGACCCTTGCTGCAATCCCAGGTGGTCGAGGTAGAGACGCCGACGGGCAAGGTCCGCGCCACCATCGTCCTACGCGGCGAGGAGGGGCAGTCCCCTGAAGAACTCTTGGCGGCGCTGCGCGCAGTGACCGTCCATGTTTCCGCAGATGAAACGGGAAACCAGTCGAAAGAGTGATTCTGAGTTACTTTTGAATACCCTCTGCCGTCATCCGTGTCTTTGTGATCAGATCTCAGGACCGGATGAGGGGGCCAAAACCGATTTCGGCAGGGGGACCTATGCCGACGCCTGCGCAGGATCAGGCTCGTGTAGAGAGAGTGCCCGGCGTTCCGCCCAACGTCGTCATGTGGGTGGACCACGAGCACGCCGACGGCGTGCTGCGCCTGAACGCAGATCTGATCAACTCCCCGACCGCACAGCAGCTCGAGGCTGCGCTGAAGGAGGGGAGTTGCACGGCCGCGGAGCTCATTCAGGCTCTGGTGGCGCGAGGAGGTTAGAAGAACGTGGCCTACGCGGAGAAACGAACAGGCCGCGGGGGCAAGCCCTACTACAGGGCCTGCTTCCAGCGTCCGGACCGTAAGGCGCAAGGTGTCGTGGTCGACGCGGACGGCAAGGCCGTCCGCTACCCGACCAAGACCACAGCGCAGAAGGCCGCTGAGAAGGCGGAGGTCGAGGCGTACGAGGAAGCGAAGAAGGGGCGCTGGACACCGCCGGAGCTTCAAGTCGAGGCGGGGCAGAAGACCTTCGCTCAGTACACCGAGACGTGGATCGAGGAGCAGGACCTGGCCTCGTCCACCATGCAGAACTACCGGCGGTCACTCGCCCACCTGCTGCCCGCGTTCGGGACCCAGCCCATTCGGAACATCACCAAGGAGATGATCTCGAAGTGGGAGCGGGAGCAGAAGGCGTCAGGCGCCATGCCGTCCTCAATCCGGACCCGGCGGTCGCTGCTGCATCTGATTCTCGCCGACGCAGTGGATGAGGAGTACGCGCCGAAGAATGTCGCGGAACGCCGGCGAGGCCGGGGACGCCGACAGGGAAGAAGCCGGTCCAGGGGACCCGAGAAGAAGATCACTTCCATGCTCGGCGCCCTGCTCGTCGCAGAGCGCGCGTCACTGCTCTCGGGCCGCGACGACGAGTTCGTGGCCAGCATCAACAAGGCCTATACCGGGATGCGGTGGGGCGAGATCGTCGGCCTTGAGCGCCAGTTCGCCAGGCCGGAGGCGCGGTCCATCCGCGTCGAGTGGCAGCTGTACGAGCTGGACTCGGGCCAGCTGGAACGCTGCCCTCCCAAGGACGACAGCTATCGCACGATCGACACTCCTGTGTGGCAGGCCGATCTGAACGCCCGCTTCTTCGCCCGGACTCCGGGCGCGGCGTGCCCGTGCCACGGCCTCGTCTACGCCTTCACCGGGCGCGGGATGGCCGGCCAGAAGCGGGGCGGCCCCACGCTCAAGCAGGTCGCCCAGGCGTGCGGAGTCTCCACCGGCACGATCTCCAACGTCCTCAACCGACCGGACGCGGTTGCCGAGGCGACCAGGGTGAAGGTGGAGCTGGCCATCTCCGAACTCGGCTACGAACGCCCCGCCGGCACTGACCGCGAGGCAGCGCACTGGCGCCGCTCCGGACATGCCACATGGATCTTCACGCCAGCAGCCTCGGGCTGGTATCCGAAGAAGGCGCCGCAGGACGCCCACCCTGTCCCAGTGACTGCAGAACCGTGGCCGGGCATTCCGGTGCGGGGGCGCGGCGCGGCGGCGCGTGCGGAGGCGTGCTGGCTACCCATCAGGTCCGGGCTGACCCGGCACAGCCTGAGGCATGGGAACCGGACTCTTCTCGAGGAACTCGGCACACCGAAGGTCCTCATCGATGACCGCCTGGGCCACGAGGACGGATCGATCAGCGCTCGGTACACCCACATCACCGACTCGATGCGTGCGGCTCTGATGGAGCAGCTGACCGTGATCTGGTTCGCGGCGCTCGACGAGCGGTTGGCGATGGCGCCCCGCTCCGCGGTACGGATCCTGGACGAGTTGTTGCAACAGCGTGCCGCCGAGCCGGACGCGCTCCCCAAGATCACACCCAGCTGA